TCAGTGAACCATTCCCATGTTGCGCAGGATCCAGTAGTGATTATCGGTTCCGTCAGTTGTCTTATCCGTGAAATCTGGCTGGTAGCGCTGTATCCACTCGTTGGCGTCGGCTCGGCTGAAATGCCAATGGACCTTTGCCAACTCGCGGATAAAGTCTTCAGTGCGCAAGCACCGATAGCCCTTGGGGTTAAGCTGAATAGCAGCGTGGAAAGCCGAGTTAATTTCTGATTGACGGGGCATGGTGACCTCTCATTTATTATTACTGTGTATTCATACAGTAGTTTTAAGGAAGGGCCAGGGCAAGGAGGCTGTGCCTATTGATAATTACTGCTGAACATCTGGTTGTACTGCCGAATTAACCAAGCGAGTGCATAGAAATTTTTCAGAGACAGAGGTTAAGCCGATGCTGGGCATACTGGGAGAAGTTTTCGAAGAAGCCAATATGTGGCTGGTTTCGGAATGAGTCATGTAAACCCCTAAGGACTGCATCGATCATCGCAAGCCGCTTCGTGTCACAAATGATTAAACCACCTGTTTAGGCCATCGCCTTCTGCGCGGAGTTGGAAGGATGGAGCGCTTAGTAAGCCGGGTTCCGCATACGGAACATACCGCGCCGTGTGGCAGATTTTGCTCGGGATTGAAGGAGGTGAAAAAGAACCGATTACTTCTGCAAACAGGACAAATGAATTTCATAGCAGGTATGATGCCTCCAAGCTGTTAGCTGATCCACTACACCTCATCATGTTAGCTAAAGGATAGTTTAATAATCCTTAATGTTCTGGTAGTCATGGTCGGACCAGGCATCATTTTAAGCGGTATTTAAACTTGCTCCTTATCGCACCAAATATTTAATAACGTCCCTAAGAGGCCGATAAGCCCCGACACGATAAGCACAAACAAAACGGCTAACAAAGCAACACTCGCCATCCGAGACTCCTTATCAACATCGCAAAAAAAAGCCTGCCTATTAAGCAGGCAAAAGAAACCAGCACAAACAAACAGCTTACTCTGATACAGGTGCCGGGTGCCTCCCGGTGACTCGTTACCAGTCATACGAGCCGCAAGCATATTTACACCTACAGAACTGGATTGCCCCGCCGCATAGGGGGATTCACCTTCATTAAATTTAGATGATTTTAAACGAAGCGCTAATGCTTCCTACCTAAAGTAATGGCTAATGCCGCCGATATGTTAACTACCTGCGTCATGAACGCAGGATTAATAACAAAGCTAAGGGAGTTGTGCCCGCTCCCGTGCGGGCTTTTTTCTCTCTTCAGAGAGTTCGAATTGCGGTTGATGATAATTACTGCTGAACATTCTGATGCCGTTACGACTTCAGTGCCTGAACCTCAACCTGCAGCTGCACGACTTGGGTGGTCAGCGCCTCGATTTTGGCAATCGCGTGATGCAGCGCCAGCGCCGTATCCATCTGGATAACGTTATTATCAAGAGCTAAGGTGTCGTCTTTATCACAACGATTCCCCTCTTTGTCAAACTCAGGCGCAGCGGGAACCAGCTTCACATACTCACGGTCAATATCCCGCAAAGCATCCTGGGCGATGATCCCCCGGCGCACACGTTCCAGGTAATCGCCGTTATACACGAACGTGCAGGGTTTCAGCTTCCTGATGTTGTCGTAAGAGGCTTTGCCATCGTCATAGGCGATATCGTGCTTCAGTGTGGCATCAGAGGTAGCTGCCTTCTGATACGTATAGTTGCCAGAAAATCCTCCATCACCGCTGACTGAGGTAACAAAGTCCCCGTTGGCTGGGGTGAAGTACCAGTACCGTATCTTGGACCCACTATCTCCGAACTGTGTTAGTGCAGTGTTAGCCCAGGAACTCAGCCCGTTACCAACATTACCCCACATCGATCGAAGGTTATACCCACCGCCATGTTGATACCCCCAGGAAAGGCCAGCTATAGCCCCGTTACCCGGAGAATCCGTGGCGGTCTCCGCGTAATAAGAGGCATAGTGGGCCTGTGCTGAGTTCCACCACGAACTCACGGCTGGACCGCCCATATACAAACGTCCCGGGATCTGCACATTGCCGTTGGACATGAAGTCGAAGTAGTTGTTCTGCGCGGAGTCTGTACCCCCCGCATTCTGCAACACCACCAGTCTGGCAATGGAGTAGTTCCATTCGATGCGTTTCACGATCTGGAGCTGGGCGGATATCTTCTCAACGCCATTTACGGTGTACTGTGACTTTATGTATCCGCCATAAACCGTACTCCCGACCCCCGGCAGAGACGCGTCATTGATGGTGGATGTCCAGGCAGCAATGGCCCTGCTTAATTCAGCAGTGTCTATTCTGTTTACCATAACTTAATTCCTTACGCCCACACGCGTGCCGGTGTATTCGGTGTAACCACAAAGTCGTTCAGACCGGATAAATCGAGCGAGTCATTCATGACGCGCAAATTGACGTGATAGCCTGGCTCTGTGGTGTATTTGATAATTTCGTTTTCTTCACCGGGATTGATAACTTCAGCAGGGACAGTGATAAAGCCAACGATATCCAGGCTGATATCGGGGTGATATAAACCACCCTGCCCCTCATCATCCACAAACCCCACCGCGATTAGTTGCGTGCGCATTTGGTCGGCGTCATTAAAGCGCAGATATAAATCTCTCATTAGCGGAGTCCATTAATTTGGTTGGGAGTTAAGACACGGTGCCAGATGCGGAAGTTGCGAAGGTAATAAACGAACCTTGCAGTAGACTGGGCTACGTTACCGAATTTCGTGATCGCATTAACATCGGCATTGGTTCGGGTACCTGAAGTGGTCTTTCCAATAAATGACATAGACACAGCATTGCCCGTGATGGTATATGCGAATATACCTGACGCCCCATTTTCTAGAGCAATCTCCAGCGGGTTACTGCGGTAGGAACGCATCATTTTATTCGTATCGAGTCGACAAACGATGTCATATCTGGGTCCTTGGACAGATATAGCCTCAGTATAGCCGCCCACAGGCATAAACTTTGCAGTTAGCTCCGCTGCAACGGTCCTATTAAACAGAGTGGCAAGGGTTTTATATCCAGCATTTTCAACAGGAATGCTCCAACTGTCTGCGGTACGCGCAACGGTAGACGCCTCGGTTTTGATATATGAAGTAGGGAAAGGGCTGTCCTCTAATTGCGCGCCCCATACATATAAACCTGACTTGCCATCACCGGTGTAGTTTGATGAAACGCCGTTTGCTAATTGAAGGCGAATAACTGTGCTTTGGCTTGCGGCGGCTGTGAACGCCATCCAGACCCGGTAAATGCCGCTTCCCAAATCCTCGAACCCGCGATCAATATAATCAGCTCCGCCCGCATTACCAGACCATGCCCCTGTAACCGGGTCAAAGAAAGTTTGAGATGTGCTACCAGAAGCAACACGCAAATATAAGTTGCGTGGGCTGGAGTGAGCCTTAACAAAAACGGAAAAGCAATAAGTTGTTCCTGCTACCAAAGCAATATTGCGATCCTGCGTGTAGTGTTCTGCCCCCGCTGTATCCTCTATTATCAGCGCCATCGTTTTATCGCCACGAGGTGAGTCACCACTGTTGTTCGTGGTGGTAACTCTTGATCCTGCTCCCCATTGCTCGGAATTTGTATATAAGTTTGTGGCCTGAGATTCCAGTAATAACCCAGCCTTTTCAAAGCGCGGTTCGTTAATATCTGCGGTCTGCAATACGCCGGATTTGTCGATATACGTTGCTTTGGTTGACCGGGTAAAGGTCGCTGACTTTGTTGGCAGCTCCAGTACCTGCCCGGAAATTATCAGCCGGTCATAAGGCGCGGAACCCGCCAGCAGGCGCATGTCATCATTGAGCGGCAACCAGACGTCAGGAAACGGAGCCTCTTCGTAAGGCACAGACGTCAGTAGCTGGGCGGCGGCCAGTGATGCTGCGGCGTTCGTTTCGCTGGTTTTGGCGTTATTCTCTGATGTCTTCGCGTTCGTCTCAGACGTTTTCGCGTTGGTTTCTGAAGTCTTGGCTGCGTTCTTCGACGCGAGAGCATTCCCCTCAGACGTTGCCGCGTTCGTGGCGCTGGTTGCTGCGGCGTTTTTTGAAGCCAGGGCATTCGTTTCGGATGTCTTGGCTGCAGCGGCGCTGTTTCCTGCTGCCATCGCTGCTGCGGTCAGCTTCGCCCAGCTGGGCCCGGTCTTTTTCGAACCGTCAGCCAGTGTGACGGTGACGTCACCGGTGCCCGATAAAATCAGGTCCTGGTTGATGATACTGCTTTGCGCCAGGCGAAAACCTTCTGTGACGGCTTTCGCCAAATCGTCATCAAGTGTGGCCATTCGTGATGTCCTTAAAATGAAAAACCCAGCCAGAGCTGGGTTGGATGGTCTGAGGTTGTAGGGATCAGGAGAAGGAGCCGGTACCGCGCGTGATGGTCAGTGTCGGAGCGGCAATACGCTTACTAGCCGTCCCGGTACCAGTAACCGTAATCGTCCCTGTAATCACGTTTGCCGTAATGTTTCGAACAGCATGACGTACGGTTATCCGAAGCCCACCGGTTCCCGCAGGAATGTAGACAGAGCCTAAGTCACGGACATCGCCGTTAATGTTGAGGGTGATGTTTACCAGGCCTTCCCCTTGAATAGATGACGCTGTAATCATCGCCTCAAGCAGAGCTGACTTATTCAGTGATGATGAGGAGGAGTCAGTGAAAGTTATGGTATTGGTTGCCACACCTCCGCCTGAAACGTAAGTATCTGAAGACACACCAACGTTAGCCACATCACCAATGAAGTTTGTCGCTTCAACCGTTCCCTTAAAGCTCCCACTGGTCGCTTCAACCCTGCCTTTAAAGCTCCCGTCAGTAGCATAGATCGTCCCGCGAACGGTCACGCCGTTGAACGTGGCATACCCGGATTTATTGATATGCCAGCCGACATTGCCGGTCCCGTCCCAGTTGCTGGACTGGATGTAATTCCCGATCTTGCCGTTGTTGATAGAACCGTCCTGGATGAACACCGAACGCATGAACATCTGGCCGCCGGTCGAAGCAAACACCAGTTCCTGCCCGTTCGTCGTCGGGTTATAAACCGCGAACGTATCGGCTGAAATCAGGAAGTTTGAGGCCCCTGTACCGTCAATGCCCAGCTGGATACCCGCGATGCGTTTAACACCGTTCGCCTCCACCTGGACTTTAACGCCCCATTGCGCGGAGAGCTTGCCGTTGATATCAGCAACAGCCTGGCTGGTCGTCTGCACACTGGCATTTGTATCGCCAATTGCAGCCGTTACCTGCTCAATGCTGGTCGCGGTAGCTCTATCCAGATCCGTAACGGCTTTATCAATGCGCGTGATGGCTGCCGCGTTGGTCTGGCCGTTTTGCTCAACCGTGGCCTTAAGCGTCGTGACCTGTTCGGCTACAGCGCTTGTGGCATCCGCGGCGGTCTTCCGGGTCTCGGTGATCTCGGCCATCGTTTTCGTTTCGCCAACGGCAAACGTGACGCGCTGATCAGAGAAAGCCATGAAGTTGGCGAGCGCGTTGCTGACGTTGCCGACAATACCGGCGTCGCGGCTGGCAGTGTTGCCGTCCACATCCACTTTCAGGCTGTCGATACGGCGACCGAGCGCGCTGTCTGCATCCGTGCGGGCCGTGGTTTCCGTGCTGATGTCCGCCGTGTTCTGATCTGTTGTGGCTTTAACAGCGGCCAGCGCGGTAGTCTGCGCTTTGTTGTTATCGGCAACGGCTTTATCGATGCGCGTGATATCGCCGGTATTTTTCCCGACGGTGGTCTGCAGGCCCGACAACGTGGTTGCCTGCGCCTCCTGCTCAGTCGTCAGCGTTGCCAGCTCCTGCGTCACGCTGGCTTTGATGGCATTAACGGTCGATTCCAGCGCCGTCCGGGCCGTCACCTCCGCTTCCTGCGCCGTGATGCGCGCCTGGCGTTCGGTGTACAGCAGACCCGATGCCAGTTTTGACGGATCGTCACCGGTATAGCCGCCCCGGATCTGCGTCGCCAGCGTCTCGCGCGCTGTGGACTCCGCCTGGTCGCCAGCGACACGTGCTGTCGTTTCCTGCTGCAGCACCGCCATACCTGCACCGGGCGTAGGCCGCCCGAGCGCCACCCAGTCAATCAGGTAGTAGTTCGTCGCATCCTGCTTAGTGGACAGATCCAGCCTGAACTGATTCATCGTGGCTTCAGTCAGCCAGGGGATATTGTCGAACTCCAGCGTGGCGATCCCGTTCGCGTCATAAGCAGGCTCGGCGACGGTGACCATGTTGGTGTCGTTAAAGCCACCGGTACCCCGCCACCGCAGCTGCCCCGCCCAGCCCGGCGCCCCGAACTTCCTGATGCGCAGTTTAACGAAGCGATAGGACGACGAGTTAACTCCTAGTGAACCGGGAGACGCCACCCACGGATCTGTGGCATGGTTCGCCGGGCGGATCCACCCGTCCACGAGTGTCGGCGCCCCGTTCCCGGTCCAGCCTTCTACCGTCGAATCGAAGTACCAGATTTTAGCCGGGTCGAACTGGGAGCCAGTACCAGCAGAAATCTGAGCCATCGCCTGCGCCAGCGATTCAGTGGTGGTCTGAATCGTCTGGTTGACGTTGCTGATATCCGCGACACGCTCATTCTTCTCGGTCAGCAGTGCCTGGCCGCGGGCCGCTGCCTCGTCGGTGATGGCTTTCTTACGGTCAACCACCTCCTGCGCCAGTCCCGCTTTGGTCGCCGCCGACTCTGTTGTGACTGTGCTGATGTCGTCGCGTGCCGACTGGATATCGTCACCCAGATCAGTGATTTCCGAAACCAGGTCTTTGTAGGCGTCGGTCTGTTTGATCTGGTTATCGATATCCACCAGGTAATCCGCGGCATCCGAGCTGCTGCTGCCCTGAATGAAGTCAGTCCAGGCCGACTTATTGCCGGTGCGGTCCACCAGCCGCGCCCGGTACCAGAACCCCACCCCGGCCTTTAGCCCAAGTTGCTGGTAAATTTGCTGGGGATACGGGACGCCAGCCAGCAGCATCGGGTTCGCGCCGGTTGATACCGTGGAATACTGAATCTCGGTTTGTAGCGTATCGCCAGTGCCCGCAGGGAAATCCCAGTCCAGCTGTACCCCCCAGAGCAATGGTGTAGTGAGGAAATTAACTGGCTTGGGCACATCACCGATCCGGCCCTTAAGGTGGGTCAGCGCTGACGTTGCCCACAGGCTTGATGCGCCACCGGCATTAATTGCCCTGACCCGCACCAGGTAATCACCTTCGAAGATCCCCGGCACTTCGATATTCCGTAGGCCGGTTTGCGGAACGTTCACCCATTCGCTGCTCCCGCGGCGCCACTGAACCTGATAGGCGATCACATCGGCCTGCGGCTTCCCGGCTTTATCCAGTGGGACGTCCCAGGACGCCGTCAGCGTCGCGATGCGCTGCCCCTGGCGCACCGATTCATAACTCGACACCACGATGTTACCTGGTTGAGATACCACACCCGTGGGGATGAGGCTGATCGGCGGGATATCGAGGCGCGCATTGTGGTCGACGGCATCATATTTCGATGCGTTGTATTCCGCGCCAATAATGGTATAGGTGTTTTCCTCATCGTTAAACGTCAGGTTCGTGACGCGGAAGTACTGTAGGCGCAACTGCCCGGCATCGATAACGAATATAGCGTTTGGCGCTGGCGCTGCTGTGAACGGCGTGGCCACGATCAGCTGCGTGCCGTTGACCGCCTGAATAATCCGGCTTTCCACAGTGCCGCCCTGGGTGCGGATCATCAGTGTGTCACCCGCGACAGCGCTGGTACCGCGATCGGTTGTTACCGCTTTAAGCCCGGCGTTATAGTCCGTGAGGCGGCCACCATAAACACGCCCGGAAACGCGCTCATCAGCGAAGGCAAATACGGTGCCAGGGACATAGGCGAAGCCATCCAGCCCGGTCTGCAGCGTAATGATACGGTCCAGTGAGTTAGAATAAACCGCCCACCCGCCACGGCGCTGCGCCTCGCTCTCGCGTGTACAGCCGATGGCCGTGAGCTGGGTCTGCTTGAATTTGAACTGCTTCACCAGCTCAGGAAACATTACCGCGGTGGTGCGGTCCTGATAATGGTTATCCGGGTCGCTGAAGTTAATCAGCGCGCTCGAGAATCGCGTTTTTTCACTGCCGCTGGAATACGTTGGCTTACCCACCACTGATGCGCGGGTGAGGATCTGCAGCTTTGACGTGTCTGCCGGCATATCAGAGACAACATTGAACATGTTGTTGCCCCAGAACGTCATGCCGTTGAAGCCAGCAGCGATATCCTTGATAACCTGCCAGGCGTCGGCCTGCGACTGGATATAGACATCAAACATGAATCGCGGCTCTGTGCCGGTACCACCCTTCCCGTCCGGTACCTGCTGGTCACAGCGCTGGGCGATGCGGTAGAGCTCCCATTTATCGAGCATATCCACCGTTACCCGGCGGCCCAGACCAAAGCGCGGCTCTGTCAGGACATCAAACCAGATCCACGCCGGGTTGTTCGTCCAGCCCCACTTGAATGTGCCGTCCCATGTACCGCTATACGTCCGTGCGTCGGGATCGTAGTTCTGCGGGATGCGGATCACCCGGCCTTTCGGTTTACAGGATATTTTCGGGATATTGCTGAATGCTTTTGCATTGAATGACACATACAGCAGCGCGGTATGCGGGTAGCGCAAGCGGGCGTCGATGACCTCGGTGATGGCCTGTACCTGCGTTTTGTTCTGCAGCATCTGGCTGGCGCTATCGGCAGTATCGCGGACCACACGGATCTGCCAGCCAGTGGTGGCTTTGGGCAGATTGATGCGGTGCGTCAGTTCGTACAGTGAACTGAGCTTTTCCGTTACCGTTTTGGTGAGTACTGTCTTGTATGCGCCGCCATCAACCGCAACGTCGATGTGATATGCGACGGTGGTGCCTACGATATCGCCGTCATTCTCCTGCTGCTGCAGGCCGGTGATCCCGATGCGCACCAGCACAGCATCAATCTGGGTATTGCTGATAGCGCGGGTCCAGGGTGTGGCCTTAGTCAGCGATACGCCAATACTGGTCTCGTTCTCCACAGCAGGAAAGCCGGGGATCGGCGTCTGCGTCTGCGTGCCAGGGCGAAAATCCCAGGAGACATTCTCAAAGTTCATCGAACCATCGGCGTTGCCCAGCGGAGTGCCGTCAAGGAAAATCCGGGTCGCGTCCAGCCCACCAGCAAACTCCCCTTCACCGAGCGCCAGCAGCATACGGCAACGCGCCATAGATTGGGCTGAATCAGGCTGTTCGACAGGCGTATGCTGCTTCTGGCTTCCGCCCTTTGCACCAGTAATCGTTGCCATATTGCATCCATAAAAAAGCACCCGACCGGGTGCTAATTGAAGAGTAAGAAGTCGTCAGATGTCCTCGGCCACGATCCCTGCACTGATAATCGCCCCCCCGATTTCACGCTCGCCATACAGCAGAGCAACCGGATTGCCCATCGCCAGGGTATTCACTGCGCCGCCAAAGGCATAGCTCGGTTTGTTGTCCGGGTCATCGCGCCCCTGCAAGCCTTTGGGCTGCGGCGATAGCATCTGGTAAATTCCGCCGGCCATCATTGAACCACCGGACATTATCAGTCCTGCAGCAAACGTCGCGCCGATACCGGTCCATCCAGTGAGAATGCCCGTTGCAATGCCGGCAACCACCATGACCGCCCCGAGAATGGTCTGGAACATGCCGGCCTTTTTCGCCCCTTCCATAATCGGCGCAATACGGATGTCACTATCGCCGCCCAACTCCTTGTAGTCCTGAACCCCTATATTCCGCTTACCGCGGAACACCGCAAACGTCATGCCGTTCTTTTTGGCGTTCATCAGGTAGCTTTCCAGCCCGTCCAGGTTGATGCAGAGTGCCTTCACGGCTTCTGCCGATGTCTGCACGGCCAGTTTATGGACACGCCCGAACCGGGCTCCCAGCGCTCCATACAGGCGGATAGTGGTTAAACGCGCCATGGCTGTATCTCCTGCGGCAGGTCTTTGTGGCGAACGCAGATCATGGTCCGGTCCTTGAAGTAACCCCGGGCATACGGCGTGATGCAGGAGGGCTGGCCATATAGATGGTGAAGTAGCTCACCTTCCTCTGTGATGATCCCCGCGTGGTTCCACTTAGCGGATTCAACCTGCATGATGACCATGCAGCCGGGCGCCGGGTCGCATTCGACAAACCCTTCCCGCTCCCAGTTGTCAAAATAGAGGTTGTCCGGGTACTGGCTTTCCCACCATGGGTAATCAACGCGGAAATCGTTAAGCATCACGCCCTGAGTGGCGTGCCAGTCCATGACCAGCCCCCAGCAGTCGTGCGAACCCAGAATGAACGGGCGGCCAATCAGCGGTATGGCGTCCGGCGTTACTTCTGCGTATTCATCGCAGTCCGGAGCGTAGATGCCCCAGACCACGCCGGAGTTATTACACTGCTGGCGATCGAGGTCAGACGGGATAGGCCGTGCGCCGTCGCCCGGGTGGGAGTGAATGACCCGGATAATGGTTCCGGCATCCTCAGCATTCGCCCAGTGCTGACCGTCAATTCTGAAATGCTCGGTCGGGTTTTCGTGGCTGTTCGGCACAGGGATATAGCGCTGGCGCCGTCCTGACTGAATGACAAAGCCGCAGCACTCGCGTGGGGATTCCTCCAGCGCATGCGCCCGGATCGCCGTCATAATGGTTTTGTTCATGGGTATATCCGGTTATCGGGTGAAGAGAACTGTCGCCGGGTAGCCGCCGAAATCAAGAACGGCAGTGTTCGGTTCTGCCAGCCCTGCGCCGAAACGCTTGCGGCAGTCACTGAGGCAACCCCCGCATACATCAAACGCCGGGTCCGCTACCGCATTACCCTTCGCATCGAAATATGCCGTGCCGTTGTAGGTGCAGCCGTCACCGCTGCGATATTGTCCGCGTAGTGCCCATTCGCAGAGCGAGGTGATCTGCCGGGTTGGTATGACCAGGTTCTGCAGGTCTGCCGGGCTACTGAGCGACCAGGACACCATCTCGTCATCTTCAGAGGTTTTGGTATCCAGCCAGAAGGTCTGTAGGGAGAACATCGTCGGGTCTGCTGTCGGATTAACACCGCCCGGGAAGTTCACCGCATCCAGGTAAACCGCGTAGGTGTCAATGATGCTTACCTTCGCATTCACCATGTCCTTAAACTGGAGACAAAGCGCGGTGATGTGGCCGTCGAGGTTAGACACGCTGAGCTTTGGCTCGGCGGCCTGATCCGTTGAAAGCGCCAGGTCGGCAATCTGGAAGGGCCAGAACTCGTAGGCGTTGCCATCCCAGATGATGGGCTTCGGCCCCAGCCTGGCCTCGTCGCCGTTCGCCGCGTCAATCTCGGCAGGCGTATGGGGAAACGGGCTGTAGTGAAAGCAGTGGATCCCGCCGCTGAACTCTGAGGCATCCACTTCGACCAGGCGGACCCTGCCGCCTGGTGCCAGCTTCGCGGCCTGATCAACAAGTTCCATTATGCGTATACCCCGTAGGCCCGTTTAATAGTGAACGTCAGCTCAGCGAATTTGCTGTTGATCTGGTTCTTGCGCACCGAGTTAGCGACAGTCCGGTAAAGCCCCTTCTCTTCGCCTGGCGGCGTGATGATGAAAGCCTTTACGGTATGAGCCAGCAGGAAGTCGCGGATAGCTTTTACCTCGGCATCGGTACCAGTGTGCTTCAGCGGCACCTGAATGGCCGTGGAGTTGATGCCGTTCTCGGCCACCTGCTCATAACCATCGCCGAACTGCGCTGCACGCACCGTCTGGTCATATTCAATGGGCCCGGCACCGAGCTGCGAGCGCCAGCCGTAGGTTTCAACTACCATATTTACTCCATAAAAAAACCCGCCGAAGCGGGTTTGAATTTGATAGTGGGAGCCAGTTATAGACAACTATTTCTGGCAAACCTTCTTAGACTTGCTGATAGTTCCATCATTACAAACAAACTTTTCACCTGAGCAATGCGATATTCCACCTTTCTTACCTGAGCATGGTTTGTTTGCAGCCGTTGCTGTTAGCGAGAAAAGTGACACCAATAGAACAACAAGAATTTTCTTCACATCCCTATCCCCATCAGTAAAAGATAAGATTAATCCTATCAGGAGAAATCACAGGCGCAACGGCAAATGCTGATTCATTGATCTCAATCGACTAACGACAAAAAAGCCCCGCGTTAGCGAGGCTCGAGTTCGGGTGGGTGGTCGTCGGGTGTGGTGGTTACTTACACTCAGCGTTCCAGATCTGATTAAATGTTTTTGCATTGCGCTTATCAAAAATCATATTTTTGAAAATGCCAGAAGTGTGCTTGCGCTTATTGATCGAGACCTCAGTAAAGAAGCGTTCCCCGGTTGTTATTGTTCCGCAAACATAGCCGTTAACAATGTCCTCCTCCGTCAGCTCTTGCTTCAGATAGAAGGTTGAGCTTTTGATAACGTCGGCACCTAGTTTATCTAGCGTTTTTGCAATCCAAGCGTTTGACTCACTTTTAGCAAACGCAGGTATGTCTTCGCTTTTTATCTCTTGTGATTTACTGGCATTGATGAACAAATAAATAACAACAATCCCTACAAGGCCAATTTTGAGCGCCTTCATTATCATCCCCTTGATTAGCATCGTATAGCTCATGATAACTAGGGGATGTATGGCTGTAACCAGGTACATGTGATATTCCCATCTCAGGAATTAAGCCAGGAAATTACTTTGCCTGGAACTGTCTGCCAAGTAATCCATCGCTTCGGGCGGCTCTTGCCAGGATCTCAGTCACCTTGGCTTCGATTTCCTTGCCTAAAGCTCTGGCAGCGGCATTACCATCTCCAGACGTATTTGATGATGTATTGCCCTTGTTATCGACGTAGATATCAATATTGACCTGCGGCTGCGAACCGCCCCCACCTTGCGCCCTGACTCCCAGTCGTCCTGCGGAATCACGCGTAAGCGGCATGATCGCCTCTTCGCCCGCCTCGGCAAATACACCACCCTTGGCAAACTTAGAGGCTCCCTGAAACGTGAAATACTGAGGTGAATTGTAGACGCCATTCACATATTTACTGAGACCTGGAGAATCGTATACGCCGCCTTTAGCGTTGAACGTTACACCTGCAGCAGCATTGGCGTAAGCTCCACCCGGAGTTGAGCCACCACCAGACCCGCCGTTAACCCACCCCATTGCCGCCTGCACTGCGTAGGCAACCATAAGACGGTTTGTCACATCCAGGATCATCTTGAGCATGGATTTGCCGAACTCTTTAACCGACGCTTTGCCGGTAGTCATAAGTTCGGTCAGCATGTCGCTCAGGCCTGTTAGGGTTGAACTGGCTACATTTTTAACGGCGTCATAAGTATTGGTGGCGACGTCCAAATACTCATTCCAGCCGCTGATAGCACCTGATTTCCAGTCGCCACGCAACTTATCTTCTTCAGCATAATATTTACGAAGTGCCGCTAACTCCTTCTCATATCCAGCGTCTTCAAGCTTACCGCCTCCGTTCAGCCAGCCCTGACGAAGTTGGGCCTCCTCCATCATACGCTGTGTCTGGCGACTGCTGAGGCCTGCGCTATCACGTACGGCATCAGTCTTTTCCGACATCTGAGTGACGTACTTATTAGCCTGCTGCGCCAGGCCATTAATCTTCTGCTGGGCCTCAACCTCCTTGTTTTTCTGATCCACAACCTTAGCAGCGTTGAGGATGGCCTCCCGACTTGAGAGAAGAGATTTCTCCTGGGCAGTCAGCGCACGGGTTTTAGCGGCCTCGTCCAATTCGGCAAAATGCGATTGCTGTTTGCTGAACTCAGTGTTTTTGGCGTGAAGATCGCCGGTCTGTCGCAGGGTTTCGAGCGTTTCCGTTAGGGTTCTGGCCTGGCCGCGGTAGTTCTCCAGGGTGCGATCGCCAGCATCCAGCGTAGCTCTTGCCTCTTTGGTCTTTTTGGCAGAGTCCTGGGTAAGCTTCGAAACTGCATCTCTCGATTCGCGACTTGTACCCCCTTCACCCTTGACCGAGGTTCCTCGCGCTTCAGCCTCGTAATTAGCTTGCGCGTTTGGTGCGGAGATCCGTTTCCAGAGTTCATCGTAGCGTTTTTTATTGGCTGCGATTTCTTTGTCAGCTTCAGCCCCAGCCTTTTTCATTGCCTCGACATCCATGCCGAGGAAATTTGCCAGCGCACCACCACCAGGAATTTTTTCAGCCCATCCGGCAACTGTTCCGGTGAATTTAGCGTCAAGCGAGGTGAGATTCAGAAACAAATCATTGATGGATGCTTTCAGCAATTTGAAGATATCAATGATTTGATTGCCCCAGGCCCGAACTGTAATCCCGATTTGGCCGAAAATGTCGGAAGAGGAGGCTTTTAGTCCGTTCCAGGCTTGCCCGATATTATCGGTGGCCTCAACAATTTTATTGCTACGGTCCTCCATGGTGCTGGCAAACAACGTTATCGCTTCGTTTGCAGCTGCTGTTTTGCCCTTAGTTTTTTCAAGGGTGATGATGTGCTTCATCATAGCTTCATCAACAAAGCCATATTGCTGATTAAGGCTTGCCAGCGCCTTAATAGGATCGCTTGCCAGCCGTGAAAAGTCCGCCAGTGCAGCCTTCGTATCGAGGCCAGCATCGCCCATAGCCATAATGGATTTGGCGATTTTAGTCATCTGGTCGGCGGTATACTTCCCGGTGTCATTAAGTTGTACCAGGGTATCAACAGAATCAGCCAGGGACGCGCCAGCATTTTCTGCAACATCTTTTGCCGCGTCATTCAATTGCTGCATTGATGAGAAGCCAGCCCCTCCCATCAAAATGAGCGATCTGGCAACATTGTCGAACTGCTGGGATGAGCTATATGCAGCTCCCGCCAGAACAGCCAGAACAGCTACAGAACCCGCAATAGCAAGGTTAAAGGTATTTAGCAGACCACCCGCCCGCCCCAGTTTTTCCGCTGCCTCACTCGTGTTATTAAGACCTTCAGCAGCATCACTGATGTTTGTTGCCGATTCAGCGGTCCCTCTGCTTTCTTCGTTAAAGCCAAATAATGCATCCCTCAGAGCCTGGAGCATTGGACCGAGGCCCCCGAAGGAATCCTTAATCTGCCCACCCTGTTGTAGCAGGATCAGGAATGGGGATTGTCCACCTGCCAGTTGAGTAGCAATATCGGTAAACTGCGCCGGGAGCGTGCGCAGCGCAGCACTGTACTGCCCCACAGAAATTCCAGCGCGGCGTGCAGCGGCCTCCTGTCGGGATAGCGCCTCAGGCAGCACGTCAGCCACGCCAGAGAGCCGTTCACGCGTCTGGTTGAGGATGGTGTTGAAATGCTCGAACTGGGTGCCGTTAATGCGCCCTGCTTCGAAGTGTGCCACCAGCTGCGCATGCTGCTCGTCCAGCGAGTTGAATGCGCGGATCGTCGGGTCGATTGAACCCAGCAGGTTCTTCAGCGCGGCTGATTGCTTCTCTGCCGCCTGAGTGGCCGCGAGTTCTGCCTGGGCACGCGCAGCTGCTTCGCCGGTATCCGTCAGCTTAAGTCGGGTATCGTCCAGGATTTTGTTGTAGTGCTGAAAATCGTCGGTATCCAGGAAGCCTTTGGTCTGGAAGTTACGCAGCGCAGCCTGCTGTTCATCCAGGCGGTTCAGCGCCTTGTTTACCGGATCGATATTCTCCAGCAGGCCTTTGAGCGCAGTCTGCTGCTCTTTGAGACCTTCGCTGCCCTGTTTCGCAGACTCAGCGCCAGCGCGGAATACACTGTTAAGGTCATCGGCTTTACCTACGGCTCCCGCCGCGGCTTCACCGAGTTTATCCAGTTCATTGCTGGCTGTTTTCAGATCGGATACGTCAGCACGCAATGTGATCGAGGCGATTTGGTCACTCATCAGGCCGTCTCCTTATGCATCACTTTGAGAGCCTCGCTTTCCATGATTCGAATATCAGCCATGCAGGCCGCCGCATCCTCAACCCCGTGCAATTCAAACACCCAAGGGAGAACATTGTAATCAAGACCGGTCGCACCGCTCGCACCGACGCGCCATTGGGTCGCCAGAGTGGAGAAGACGGTAAAGGCCTCCCATATGGATGGCAGGATCCCCACCTCTTCCTCCACGTCCTCAGGCGTTAAACCAAAAGCGGCTAACTCCGCGAGTGTCGGTCCCGGTGTATACATCGCTGCGGCGACCTGCCTCAGTTTTTTTCGCGGATACCCATCAGCTCTTTGGTGTAGGCCAGGCCGATGCTGTCGAACGCGCGCGGATAGTTCTGCAGGAGGACGATCACGTTATCGCGGGTGAACTCATCCGGCAGCGCCCAGCCGTCGACGATTTCCATCAGATAGTCGGCCTGTGGCGCGATAGGCGCTTTTTTGCCATCGGCTTTTTTTTGCAGTTGCTCGTCCAGAGCGCGCAGCTCTTCAAGCGTTTTATGGCGGAAGCTGAAGGTCAGTTTGCCGTCTTCTTTCCCGGCTTGTGGGATGCTGGCAGTAGCTGAAAACGTTGGGTTCGGGATCAGGGAGAATTGAGTCATTGATTCATCTCAGAATAGCCCGGCGAACCGGGCATAAATGGTTAGCTGACGGTGACGGCGCAAGCAGCTGAAGTGAGCGTCTTGCCTGCAGCGTCGGTGACTTCGCAGATGTAAGAGCCCGCATCGCCGGATGCGATAGATGGGATGTTGAACGTCGAAGCTGTTTTGCCAGGGATGGCGGTGCTGCCCTTCTTCCACACGTAGGTGTAAGGTGCGGAGCCGCCCTGCATAACCACAGCCAGATCCAATGCAGCGCCAACTGCGAGGGTTTTGGTGGCTGGCAGGTTGGTCAGGAACGCCAGCGGCACAGCGGAGGCATCGGCGATCGGGTAAATCTGCATATCCGATTCGAAGTTCATGCGCGCGTCGTTGCTTTCCACCGCGTTGATTTCGGTACGCGGCACGCGCTGGAAAGATACTTTGGCGGAGTAGTAACGATCCGCTTTGCCACGCGGGTTGTGGAACCATACCGCCGTGGTGTCGCTGGAGTCGTCCAGGTCGATGAGACGCTTGTAGATCGCCAGCATCGGGTCATGCGCGAAGGTGTAGACCTGAACCACGGCGTTTTTGAACGTAGGGATGGTACGGGCCTTATCATCTTCCAGGAACTGGACACTGATGGTCTGCTGGTCGCCGCCTTCGGTAGAGAGCGTCATGACCTGAGGCATGGTGATCCACGAGTCGATTTTGCGCAGTGTGCCTGCGCCGGTGCCCGCCGGGAATTTCTTGGTATCGGTGGTATCAAACGCTTCCAGCACAATTTTGGTACTGGTTACCGATTTAACGCGCAGCACCATGTTATCGAGTTTGAGCCAGCCAGAACTGACCTGGACAACATCGCCCGCGAGAATCCCGGCAGCAGAGGCAACGGTCAGTTCGCATTCCGTCGCGTTGGAGGCTGCAGTGAAGACAATCGGCGCAAGATAGGCCTTGGCCACGTTCACACGTGACCCGTTAGGGATTGCGAATGCCATTGCATTCTCCTGAATTGAGGTAATAAAAAACCCGCCAGGCGGCGGGTCAGTAATCAGCGCGGTACTGCATGCTGACGGGGGTGGTGTAGGTGATGGAGCCACTACTGCCGTTGGGTGCAGATGTTGGGCGATCCTGTATCGGCGTGCGCACCTGCGGCGGTCCGTTGATATAAACCGTCAGGTCACCATCCATCAGCGGCAGCCCTTCGGGGAAGGCATCGGCAACAGACTTTGCCAGCCCTCGGGCCAGGGTCACTCCGCTGCCGGCAGGAGCGATGATGTTGATCTGGAGAATGCCCTGGTACGTACGCAACTGGCCTTCCAGGTCCTGCCCCACGGTTTGCGCCGGCAGAACATAAACACGCCCGTAAGGCGCATTATCCGGGGGAGTAAACGCGATGTTCGGCCAGGCCACTGGCAGTCCGAGGGAGGAGCAGATTACCGCAACCCGGCTCTCAAGCAGGTCAGCGATCCGCATTGACTGGTCACCGGCCATTACGCACCTCGCTCATTGCTTCACGGAACAGCTGCGCGGCGTCCAGCGCAGTGATACCCACCATGCCGCCGGGCGCCTGACCAGAGTGCCCGTTCTCAAGCGCCGCCGCATAAGGCAGATTATTGGTGAAGTAAATCGAGCTGACCTGGCCCACCCTGAACACCTCGAGCACCGCCATGCCACGGGAGTTTGAACCCTGGCCGGAAGCGTCCGGTGTATCGTTGGACTGAGTAGGCTGGCTGTCGAAACCCACATACCAGTTGTTTTTGAAGCGCCCGCCGACATAGCCCTCAGGCTTTTTGATGTCCATCGAGTCATTTACGCGCAGACCTCGCTTAAGCCGTCCCGATTTGGTCAGGTTGGCAGAGTCATCGCGAAGGGCCGCGTTATGCTCCCGCACCGCAGTGTTGTACGCCGTCGCGGTCTGGTTAACCTGCCAGATATCCGGCTGGCCCACCGGGGACATCTCAACCAGTTGAGCGAGGATTTTAATGCCCGTCAGGCGCACTACCTGATCCATCTCCTGCTTCGAACTATCCACAAATAACTGAATGGCAGCCAGGAACGGCTGATTAACAGAGCTGGCCATAGTCACGCCCTCAGCTGGATGTTGTAGGAGATGAGTACATCGGCAGGCTTAACCGGATTAGGCTGCACCACCCGCCATGCTTTGCCGTCGATCTCGATGCGGTCGTCAATGCGCACTTCCGTTTCGAACGTGGCCGCCAGCTTTTTATCGCCAGTAGTAATCAGAGAGCCATCTATTTCACGAGAGGAGTATTCAGTGACAACGCCAGTGACGGTCGCAGTGATAGTCGGGGTGGTTACCTCTTTGCCGAACTGATCGCGGGTAGTGCCGCCACCGCGGGTAAGCGGATAAGACTTCCCGTTCTCGGTCAGCAGTCGCTTTGCGGTGTTTCGCATGCGGCGGTAGTCGATTGGCATATCACCCCCTTTCGATGCGGATCTGATTGCCGCCCACCACCAGCCCACGCAACGAGGAGTAGAGCCAGGGGAATGACGGTGCCGCCTTATTCGTGCCCGGTTCGTACTGGACCGTGACTGCGCCCTCTACGCGCTCCATCGTTACCGCACCACCACCTGCAACCGAAGGCGTGAGGTCAATCTCCTGCGATTCGAGAGCCAGGCGGCACTGCGCATCAACCAGGCGCTGTGGGATGGTGTCATCTGGCAGGTCAACGCCGTCGAAGCGCACGCCCGCACGCGGCCACGATAGCGGCTGTGATGCACTGGAGCGCTCGCCGCGCCATGTCTTGCCTTCCAGATAGTCCATAGCCTGCACCAGCAACTGGCCGCATTCGCCATCATCGGCAGGAACGGCATATCCGCGCCCCGACGCGAACGTGCGCAGGTCAATAACGCTGGCGTAGCTGTTGAAGTCAGGCGAATGGGGATCGGCAACCAGCATGGTTATTCCTCCAGACGCCAGTCCAGCGCCAGCCAGTTATCCACCTCGTCAGGGTGAACCTCAGCGCTCAGCGGGCCGCCGGGGAATTCAGGCTGATCGCGCACCATCACCACAAGCTCAACACCCTGCTGGTCCTGCTGCTGGTCCTGCTGCTGGTCCTGCTGCTGGTCCTGCTGCTGGTCCTGCTGCTGGTCCTGCTGCTGGTCCTGCTGAGCAGGATTCTGTTCAGCGCCATTCTGCGCGGCAAGCTTTTCAGCCTCACGCTGTGCGCGCTGCTCTTTGGTCAATCCGGCCATTGGGCCTCCTGAATAACAAAGGGGCCGAAGCCCCTGTGGGTTAACCCATGATGATGGTGGAATGTTCAGGCTGAACAGATGCCACACCCCATGCCACGCCAACCTCGTAACGCACCTGACGGTACTGGCGATACAGCGCGATCTGGAAGGTGATACCAGAGACCGGATCGGTTACGTTCATCACGTCGTCAGCGGTATCGCCGCCTTTAGGCATGGCCGGGGTACGGCAAGCCAGCAGGAATGCGTTACGGTCAAAGGCAACGTTTGGCGCGAACTCGCTCAGCACAGTGACTGTTGCCTGGTCTGCAAGATCCTGACGCAGGCCCGGCGCGCCGATGGTGATAGTGGAAGAGGTTGCCGCTACGACCATGTACTGGTTGTCATCGCCATCGAACTTCACTGCGGTTCCGGCAGCAATACCGCCAGTGCCAGCAGAGATAGCAACAATGATGTCGCCCTCTTTCTTCGCGCCGTTGACCTTATAGCCCGCAGCAGTGCTTTTCGCGGTGCGCTTGATGTTGGCGGATTCGTGCAGGTTAAAGCCCATCACACGACCAATAATGCCTTCACGCAGCAGCTGATCGGTACCAGCTTCGTTCGCTTTGAACAGTACGGACTGTTTACCACGGATGGACGCCATCGCTTCGCCGCCCAGGACCATGCGCAGGTCAGTGGTTGGTGCGCCGTTATCAGTCAGCACCTGGCGAGCGTTCGCCGCATCAGACAGGTCGTCTTTGATGCTAAACGGGGTATCTTTCGGCGCGCCAACTGCACGGGAAGACTTGTAAGCCAGCGCTGCCAGGTCAGCATCCATTTCGTTGCTCAGTGCGCGGAACGCCTGAGAGAACTGGTCAGCCAGGACAATGTCATAGGTGCCTGATGGCCCGATGGCAAGCTGCTCTTCACCATTCCATTTGACCGGGGCCATTTTGGATTTGGTGATTTTGACATCCACGGTACCGATGTTCTGATCGCCATCGTTCGGGGCGGTCGCTGCAGGGGTGATATCGACGGTGGTGGTTTTTGGTGCCACCGGCGCGGTGACGGTCTGGTCTTTAGCCGCAGCATCAGCTTTCGCGTTGCGCGCCACGGCAGGGATGAAGCCCACTTGCTCGCGGGATACGCGGTTCAGTGCGGTGTACAGAGTAGGAATCAACCCAGTAAGCGTATTGCTCATATTCTAAATATCCTTTCGATTAATCGACGATGCTGACGCCGTCGCTAAGCGCAGCCTGCTTGCCTGCGCCATCAAGAGCGTCAAACGCACCGCGTTTCATGGTTTTTTGCCCGGCCTGATGCTGCGACTGGTGGGAGCCACCGCCGCTGTTACCGGACGCTTTGAGGATGTAGTCTTTCTGCGGATGCAACTCGACCAGAGATTCCAGCGCTTCATCGAAGCCAGCCAGTTCGCCGGGTTTGGTGCGGGAGAACACCTTGTTGCCCTGGCCGTCGTAGGCCACGACCTTGCCGTCTTCAATTTTGAAGTTCTGGCCGAAGTGAGAACGCACGAACTCAGCCGGGATCGCCATCTTTTCGGAGATGAATTTCGAGCCACCGAAGCGGCCGCCGATCATCTCGTCGTAGAGCTGGGTTTCGAGCTGTTTGGTCTTGCCGTTCGCTTCGTCCAGCTGCTGCTGGTATACCTTGGTGATCTCGGCCTTCACCTGGTCAACGGCGCCAGCGTCGATCAGCTTTTTCTGGTCGATTTTGGTCATCATATCCAGGGCCTCGAGCGCCTTGGTCGGGTCGGAGATGCCAGCGAATTTCGCGAGGTTGGCTTCCGCCACCTCCTTCGCCTCACGGTGGGTTTTAGCCTCACCGTTTAGAGAGGTGATTTTGGTCATCGCTGCGGCTGCATCGAACGGGATCTCTTTGCCATCATCATGGATGTACACAGGCATACCGTTTTCAACGACCACATTGCCGTTAGCATCAAGTTTGAGTTTCATTGTTTTGCTCCAGCCTTCCGGCCATTGGTAATAGGTCATCCGACCCGTTCACCGCGTCGCATCCGCTCAGCGGCAGGCATAAAAAAGGCCGCCCGAAGGCAGCCTGATATTGATGAGGTTTGTATTACTCGAATGCCGACGCATCCACGCGGCGCAGTTCGTCCAGGGTGAGAAACTCCCCGGCATCATTGAACATTTCCGGCACCGTGATTTTGCCATCACGCAGCATCATGGCGCGGGTGACACCGAGCACTTGCTCCTGCCGTGCGTACGGCTGCCGGGTAAGCCACTCGGCATAGCTGGTATGCGCTGGTACCTGTCCGTCCATCGAGGCGCGCGTAGCGCTGCTCAGCTCGCCAGAGGCTATCTGCAGCTCGGCCCACGATTTGGTAATCAGGATTTCGCCGGAGCGGCAGTTTGAGACGAGCAAACCGTTAGCGAAGTATGAATTAGCCTCACCAACAGAAAGGTCGTATAATTCATTCCTATTATCGACAACAGAAATGGATTCAATGGTGCCATGAGAAAAGTTATTGATTACGCATTCCTCATCCAGTTCGAGCATTGGGGCAAGGGCCTTTCTTTGCGTGAAATCGAAAGGCTGTACGGGCTCGGTAATGGTGTTGTCTCCCGAGCAGCCATTAAGCACGGCATCAGAAGGCGTACCAGAGCTGAGCAGCAGCGTGTCAGCATCGACCGCGGAATTACCACCTACCACAGCGGAGCCGATCACCACTTCTTTGGGCTCAGAAAGGAAAGCAGCGATGTCATGGCCGCCCACTCCGCTCGCATGACCGCGAACAACCCCACTCAAAGCAGAGATGTCGTGGAAAGAATCAAGGCAACCAATCTTGCCAATGGTCATTTCGAGAGAGTCAGTGAGCGAATGAAGAGTCGCCACGTTAGCCATGAATACCGGGAGAAAATAGCCAAAACGCTGCAACCCCAATTCAGAGAGAAGATTAGCGATCGCGAGCAAATGATGCTTCTCGCTCTCTCCCATGATGATAGATGGGTTCACCAGCACCTTTTCGAACACTATCTGCTCGACTTTGCGATCCCATCCCTCGGCGTGGCTATCGAAATCGACGTCGGCGGGCACAAGCTCGGTCGTTCTCAGAAGCGCGATGAGAGTCTGGCGGAGTCTGGCTGGGTAATCTTGCGCATGAGATGTGACAAGGCAACTTCCGTTGATTACTGGCACCACCTCTTTTCCATGATGGAAAAGTTTGTCCCCAACTTTGAGAGCTCCTGCAAATTTCCATCCTTTAAGCGTCAATACCGGGTGATCGTGCGTTATCAAAAGAACCCTGCCGGTATCATCCTGGATCTTAATGACAGGGAGACCATTAGCAGCCTTTCTGACCTTCTGCATGACCGGCTCAAAGCGCCCTTTATGGGTTAAAGCCATATCCCCAAGTTCGATATGCTCTACCGCTTTAGGGCCATTGTCAGTTGTGATAATGGTCCCTTTGGGTACCGCGCAGAAGTGAATTTTTCCAGGTCCGCGTAAATACGGGATTTCATGCCCCAATGGCTTACCCTCGAGCGAGTAGAGCTTGCGGTCGCGGATGATGCACCACTGGCTGGTATGCGTATCCAGCGTGGACGACCACTGCTTGGCCTTGACTATATCGCTGTTGACCTGAGCGAATTCCTGCCGCGCCGTGGCGGCCATGTGATTCACCGCGGTGCGGGTCACCACCGCCAGGTCACGCCGGGATCCATTGATCACCCCATCTTCCCGGTTAAGTTTTGGCGTGCCGGCAACGCGCCGGACAATCTGTTCTACCGTCTCGCCCTGGAGGAAGCCGGAGCGCACAGCATTGGTGATTTTGTCCAGCCGGTCGGCTTCAAGCTTCTGGCCCCACTCCTTCAGCAATCTCCCCTGGAATGGCTGCGCTGCTGCTGCGGCGTAGACCTGCTCGGGAGCAATGCTCTGCAGCGGAACGTGTTTCAGGATCTGCTGTGGGATGCTGCTGCTGAACAGGTCCAGTTGATACCCGGCCTCATATTCAACGTAGCGCGTCAGTTCGCGTGCCAGCGCCGCGTTAACCGGTTCGTAGGCCTGCTGATTCAGTTCACGCACACCAGCCAGCAGCGATGCCAGGCGACGGGCGCTGTAGGTATCCGCCCGTTTGCCGTCCAGAAGCACCAGCAGTTTCGCGGCCAGCTCGGCATCCAGTTTATTCAGCAGCGCCACCATGCGCCGGGCGACGCCAGTGCCGTAGCGCGTCACATAGAGGCCATGCGCTATCGTCTCATCCTGCAGGCGGTCGTTGACGGAACGGGCCATATCACACCTCTTCTGCTGGCGGTCCGATCAGCGAGGCCGATTCAGCCAGCAACTCATCAAGGACTTTCTCAGGGTCGGCATCAGCATCAATCAGGTTGAGCTTCTGCAGGGCTTTAATGGCATCAATACGACGGAGGTCACCACCCTGGCGCAGGGACTGAATAGCCAGCGCTGCCGGAGGGTTAAACTCTTTCGACTCGACATCCAGTTCAGTGCGGACATCGACGTTGCCACCCTCTTTCTCACCGATGTACTCGGCCATGATTTGCAGGATGTTGTCGATCGCATCTTCCAGACTGGTCGCCATGGTGTAGAGCGGGGACTGCTCCTGCATCTTCTCTTCTGAGGTCTGGTCTAAGGACTTCGTCGAGGTGTTATCGGTACGTAGCATCTTCGCGCCCGCCTGGCGCATCTGCTCCACCAGCTCAGCCAGCGATTCTTTGCCAGCGCCAATGGATGAGCCAGTATGCTCGACGTACTCGAGGCCCTGCGTCTGCCGATCGTTGAACGAGGTTGCCGATGAAGAGCCGATGGTCAACTCTTCCCCCTCCTCCAGCCCGAACACGGTGAGGATCGGCACCCGGGCGACGTGGAGGATGTTGTCCTGCTCGCTCTGGCTCTGCCAGTGTTTAACGTTCAGCAGCGCCATATTCAGCAGCGGCGGTGAACCGCACATGAAGCCGGTGCGCTTGGTGTAGAGCGTGACTAGGGTGATATCTCGACGGGAGGTTGCCCACTCTTCGTGCTTTTGCCAGGTTGCTTCACCCTGACCACCAGCGGTCTTTCGATAGATTTCGACCTTGCCCGGCGTCAGGAGGCGGATCTGTTCGACTTTCGTCTGCCCGAAGTCGTCACCGTCTTCGACCACCACCTCTTTGATGCGCAGCGACGTAAGCACGACCTTGCCGCCAGTCATCTTCGACTTCCAGCCGATCACCTGGCGGGGATTCAGCATGGTAACGTACGGGCGCGCGCCGGTGGCCTTCTCATCGGCTTTGGTCTTAACCTGTTCGGGGTCAACGCGGGGATAGTCCACCAGCGCATGGGAGAGGCCATACTGCATCGCCAGGCTGAAGAACGACTGCGCCCATACATCCAGGCGGGTGCCTTCAAGGTCCACGTCTTTCGCGAACTCACGCAGCTGGTCCGGCACGTTTTCGCCCAACTGGATTGGTTCAGCGAATACGCGCCCGACGTTCTGGTTGATCGTCTCTTCGTAGGCAGGAAGTAGCGTGGCCACTGCCAGGCGCTTTTTGTAATCCTCTTTGTCTTCCTTCGGCCAGCGCGGCAGATATGCCTCACACAGCTCGCGCATATACAGCGTGCCGCCCATCAGGGCGTCGTTAATGTCCCACGCCTGCACCATGTTCCCATAGTCCAGATTGGGTGTTGAAATATCAGGCATGGAGTTAAATCCGTAGGTTGGTGACTTTGCCGACTTTCTTCGGCGGTGAATGCAGGACGGCGTAGCGGGTACCATCCCAGTCATGATCTTCCTGCTGGGTGTCTACATCGTCAGGGTTCTTACTGTCGCGAACGAGCACCGGCACACGGCTTATCCAGCCCCGGCAGTAGTCAAACACGTAGAATGCTGGTTTCTCTGGCATACCTGATTCCAGCTTCTTGCCCTCAATGACGGCCTCCAGCATGTCAGCAAACAGTGCCGCGCCGTTCACACGCGATCCCGGCTTCTTGTTGGATGGCACCCATTTAACGCCCTGGGATTCCATTTTCTGGGCAATAGATAATTCGTCATCACCGGTGTTGTAGATAGCCCCGTCAGCAGGTCCGGGAACAACCTTCTTGCAGATACCGGGCATGATGTTCAGCTGCCCCTGCGTCACCCCGTTGAGTTTTATCTCCTCAGGCTCAGCAAGCTCCTCTCCCACCAGACGCTTATCAATCCACGCCACGCCCTTAGCAACGTTGGTGGATGACATATTCAGCCCTTTGTTCAGCTCATCAGGCGGGCAGCCGTACCACTCGCCAATGAGGATCAGCGACCCGGCAGGCGGGCAGAACTGGCGACCATCAGGCAGCTCGGCGGTGGTGCCGTCAGCCCGCGCCCACCAGAGGTTGGAGAACGGCTTCGATTCTCCCCAGTCATGAGAGCGGTCAACCGTCCAGCTATCGGGAATGCGGAACGGCTTAATCACGTGATGCGAGGCATTCCACAGATGGTCAAAGCGACCACCGCTGGTGACATCCCACGAACCCTCTACCCAGGCTTTGCGCCGGTTAGGGTCTTTGATTGCCATCAGCGTCGCGATGTACTGCGGATCCAGATACGGGTTCTCTTTGAACGAACCGTGGATAGCGACACGCGTCAGCGTCACGTCCTCTTCGCGTTCGGTCTGCGGGTTAAACACCTTCTGCGTTTCGCGAATGATGGTGCCGCGCGGCGCAGGCTCAATGAAGCGCTTCTTAACCCATGTGTGGCCGATGCCAAACGGGTTTGTGGTGCTGAATGTCTCCAGTGGAATCGGCTTCAGCAGTGAGCCATCATCCCTCGGGTAGTTCTCGGGCCGAAAAGATGATCGCCGGCAGGAGAACATCATCTCGTAGAACTCACCCGACTGCTGCTTGGTCAGCTCGTTAAACCCGATAAACGGGAACTCCTGGCCGTGGTAATCCCAGTAGTCGCCCTCTTCTTTCCCGAAGCGGAACAGCAGCTCCTCACCAGTCGGCCACACCCAGCGCAGCTCAGATGCTGAGGCCAGATATCGGGCACCGTCGTTGAACAGGCGATACATACGCTTTGACTGGGTGATGATGTCGGTGAGGTTTTTATACTCGGTATCGAATATCACGCCACGCCAGAACGAGCCGTAGCCCAGACCAACCAGGCGACGAAAGCGCGCCAGCTGCGCGGCAGTTTTACCCGGTCCGCGCGTCCCCTCGTAGAGTATTTCGTTGCATGGGCAACTCAGGGAGAGCGACTGCGATCCCGGCAAAGGTTTCCAGACGGCTTTGTAATTCATCCACCAAGAACCTCGTTCTGTTGCTTCTGCGCTGCTGCTTCCCAGTCGTCTACGTTATCGCAGGACGGGACCGGCATGATGCTGTGGGTTGCGGTGACCTTCTGCTCCACCTGCTCTTTGAATGCCTGCACGCGCACATGCTTGCCGAGCAATTCGAGGTTTTTAACCTTATCAGGCCACTTAACCTTTTTAAGGATGGTCTCGGCGGTCTCTTCGTCGAAGTTTTGAATGGTCGTGCTGATGTCCAAACCGGTTAGCGAAATTCGCCAGGCTTTAGGCCATGAGGTGATCGGCCTTAGGCTTCCGTCGTCATTCAAGATGTCCAAAACATCCATCTGGTCGATCTCAACCAAGCGCCGGAGCACATAATCGGCATCAATGCCCACATCCTCGTTGCGCTTACTCTTGAGTTCGGCGATCCTGTTTTGAATGACAGGTTTTGACAGGTTCTCGGATGCGGTACGGTTTGCAGTTTTGACGCTGTACCCGGCCCGAATAGCCGCCTTTGTGGCGTTTAAATCGATCAGGTACTCGCGACAAAAAATTTCTTGTTTGTCGGTGAGTGCCATAAATATGACCTTTCTTAATTAGGGAAATTTGTAATGGCTATGCTTTCAATCGATATTGCTTGTCCACATTGTCTAAAAGACAACGCTGTAATGAAATTCATCCATCAAGCACATTTAGCTCAAAGACATTATTCATTAGTTTTTCAATGCCAATCCTGCTTTAAATTGTTAATTGCAGAAGTTGAGACTGATCTTCATGGCGGACCTAGCCAAAGCGCTCAAAACTCTGCTTATCCTGTAATTGTTAATAATCACCGCAATATACGTGTCAACTTAACTTACCCTCAAGCAAAGAGAATAGACGCTCCAATGAGTACACCTCCCCGCGCAGCAAAATTTTTAATTGAAGCCAAAGAGGATTTTGCTCGATGCAGGTATGAAACCAGTGCAATGAATTGCAGAAAAGTGATCGATATTGCAACTAAGGAGCTGCACCTCAAGGAGGAAGAAAAGCTCGTTCGTCGCATTTCTGCTCTTAGAGAGACTGGCTTAATTACTCAAGAGATGGCTGACTGGGCGCATATAGTCCGTATTGATACAAATAGTGCCATTCATTCAGATGAAGAGTTCACGGCCGATGAAGTAGATCAACTGTTGAAATTCACAGAAGTTTTTTTAACGTACTCTTTCACTCTACCAGCCATGGTCAAGGCGAAGCGAGAGCCTTCATAAAATTAATGTTCAGTGGAAGCTGCTTGCTGACGCTAGAAGGTAATACAATTACGATGAATCTACCCATGGTGATGGCTTCGTACGGAAATTCTTAATGTCCCACGCTTACGCTTGTTGTTACCTGGTACGGTGCCAGGATGTACAAGACTCTGATGCGGAGAATGCCAACTCCGGGGAAACATCAATAAAAAGAGCACATAAACTGAGACTCCTGTAGCCCTCCTTGTGAGGGCTCTTTTTTTAACCATTATCAAGCGCCCCGGGTGAGACGCTTTGTAATGGCAATAAAAGGGCCGCCTAAGCGACCTCTTCTTTGAAAGATATGATTATAAAAGTTTAATTTTCACGTCATAACCTTCCAGACCTGTCATCGCTTCGCGAGCAACAAACTGAATTTCAGATACTTCTTTTCCTGTTTTTTTTCTTAATTCTGAAATTTTTTTTGCGATCAAAGCGGAAATTTCTTCTTCGGTCTTTTGTGTCAGAGCATCAACTTTCATTTGGGCCTCTTCTGGTTTACTCATATTCCCATTCTCCAGCAAGGTGATAGTTGTTGAATCACTATCTTCCACTATAAATGTCTATAAATTATAGACTAATGATGTTGTCGCTGCATACATCTACCAAACCCTTGCTTTCCTGGCTGTAGGGAAACCCTGATGCATTGGTCTGTGACAAAAAAAGCCCCTGCATCACCGCAAGGGCTTTGGGTATATGATGCCGGGTGCCTCCCGGAGAGTCGTTGGGATAACCACCCGTGACTCGCTGCTTCAGTCGTTCATGAGTTAGCAAGCTAAATTTGGAGTTGCTTCTGTGAGCTGCGCGACGCCTCTATCTTCCTGATGCTGGCCTTATCAATGTTGCACTGCCCTAGCGCTGATAACAGGCTTACATTTAAATTCAGGCTGGCCCCATAGGTCAGCGGATCGGGAATCGCAGGTTGCGGCGTCTCAGCTATCAGGTTTGCCGGCAGCGGTACCACCTGAACCGGTACGTACACTGTCCGCGTACTTCCGCAGCCGGTCAGCAGCTGCAGCTGGCACAGGCTGATGAGCGCAATCATCATTCGCAATAGCCACTTTGATATCTGCCTTGGCTCTCTGTGACGCCAGTGCGATCTGGTTCTTTGCATCCTGGTTGGCCTCTGAAATGGCGTTGATAATATTCACGGCCTGTATGACGTTGGCGGTGATGGCGTTTGCTGATTGAGCCTGCTGCTCTGCGTTATCTGCTCGCTCCTTTTCCCGACTGGCTTTGTCGCTGTAATACCAGGCTGACCAGCATGCGCTACCGAACAGGCAGACAATGAACACGACGATCGTAATAAGGTGTCTGGTTTTCATTTATCTAGCCCCCAGCATGCCAGAGCACTTTCCTGATCCCGTCGTTCCACCTGACCGTAACAGCCGTTCTTCTGACCCTTCGTTAACCGGCAGTCTTTGCCACCATCGCGGACCCACCAGCGAATTGCCTCGCACGCGCCTTTACGGTCATCGGCATTCATGCGCTGGTAGAACGTTGAGGGGAAGCACTTACCCGGCCCAATGTTGTACGGGCAGAACGAAGCGATCCCGGCCTTCTGTGGCTCGCTTAGCGGCACCCGAATATTACGCTCAACCCAGGCCAGCGCTTTGTTGCGCTCTACGGCATTCACCTGATCACATTTAGCCTGCGTCAGTTTCATCCCCTGACGAACCGGCTTACCGTCCACCAGCGTAGCACCACGGCAGATTGTCCAGATGCCGGAACCATCGCTGTAGGCGGTCAGGCTGTTACCCTCTTTCTCATTCAGGAACTGGTCGAGAATCACGGGAGCTGACGCACCGGCGAGAACAAGCCCCAGTACCGCAGCGCTAAGCTTTGATCTGTCTGCCACTATTCCCCCCTGACGGCTTTGCGCCGGTCCTCTTTGATTTTGAAGTACAGGTTCGTCAGATACGTCAGCAGACCGAATACCAGGCTGCCGAGCACACCAATGGCTGCCCACTGCGATGGTGATACCTGGTCGAGCAACTGGAGACTCCAGTAACCAGCGTTGGTCGCAGAAGCTCCATAGGCGATGCCAGTGGTTAATTTTTCCATGCGTAACATGCTCTCACCTCCGATAATTCCGGGGTGCTGTGTGTAGTTGGGATCAGGCTCTCCGGACGAATTAACGACAAGACGAGTGATGGGAGTTCCGGGAGCCTGAGATAAAAAAAGGCCCGCATTTTCAGCGGGCCTAACTGAGTTTAAATCTAAGTAGGTAGGTATGTTCCCCAGCCACCATCCGTATTGCAACTGTGTCGAGCAGCATTACTGACCGGTCAGGAGCTCCGGTTAATGGTTATGGCTTGGTTACGATTAAATAATAGCACTACTAACGAAGCGCATATAAAAAAAGCCTGCTTTTGCAAGCAGGCAATACTAAACCCAGGTATTGATACTAAGACAGGTGCCGGGTGCCTCCCGGTGACTCGTTACCAGTTATACGAGCCGCAAGCATATCTGCACTTAGCAGTTAACTGGATTGCCCCGCCGCACAGGGGGATTCACCTGACTCTTAACAATAGCAAAAGTTTGTCAGAATTCTAAAGTGTCGATGCTCAAACAGAAAACTGGAAGCAAGTTCCATTAAGCCATCGAGCGGCACGCTTCTGCGCAACGAAGGCAAGCTTCAGAGCATTTCTGACAATGTTCTGCTTCGTGCTTCCCACATTCTTCACCGCATTTCTGACAGACTTCTGCGCAGACACGGCATAGCGATTTGGCAAATTCACTATCAAAGGTCATAAATTGCGCTGCGAGCCGACAAATATTCGCGCACTGCATATCGAGTCTTATGCACTCACGCATCATATCCACTTGTTCTTCTTTCAGACATGAAGCAGCACAATAATCACAGGCAGCCGCGCATTTGTAGCAGGCCTCGATGCATTCAGCATGGTTAATTGGCATATTTCGCTCCTTTCAGTCGTAAGCAGAAAACTAAGTCTGGTTACAGGAGTGCGATGATGCCAGTTAATTGGAGCGTTATTCCAAATTCGCCTAAATTGTAATTACAGGGAACGCATTCGAATAACGACTACCTTCATCAAATTCCGAAACGACTAACGATCTCATGATGGTGTAAGAGGACCTTCCAGAACTTCTGCTTCACCATTATCACAAATGGGATCCCCCTGCGTCAGGTGCCAGATACCGGTTACGGTCTTACCCGTTTCAAGGTCTTCGGTTTCTCCGTGGGTGTAGTAGGCAACCTGGACCTTCCCTTGGTGCTGTATCCAGTAAAATCCTTCCTCCATAATCATTGTCCTCTGCAAGCTCTGACAGAACTCATCAAGATGACATTATCTGATATGTAAACCGGAATCCAGGGTTGCTGTGCGCCACATAACTTACATCAGGGCCGGACAAAGAAGTGCATGAGTGGGTGTGATGCCGGGTGCCTCCCGGTGACTCTGCGCCAGACCACAGAACCGCGTTCTACTCACCTGCCAGTCTAGTCGCCCCGCCGCATAGGGGGATTCATCACAGGCACAGCCTAGTCTTCTTCCTGCCATAAAGCTATTTATATCTGTATATTTATTCAGTATGAACAAAAAGACCAGCAGTGCTGTGCTGGTTAGGGTCAGGTAAAACAAAAAGGCCGCCAATCGGCAGCCTTAAAAACTGTGGTAATGGAACTGTAGTGCCGGGTGCCTCCCGGTGACTCTATGCTAGACCACAGAATCGCGTCATTCACCTCCCAGTCTAGTCGCCCCACCGCTTAGGGGGATTCACCACAGGCGCAGCCTAATCGCTTTCCTGCGATAAAGCTAACTTTATCTGTTTATTTATTCGGTATGAACGAAAAAGACCGGCGATACTATGAAGACCAGAATCATGTAAAACAAAAAGGCCGTCAATCGACAGCCTTAGAAATAGAAGATAATGAGGTTGTGGTGCCGGGTGCCTCCCGGTGACCCTGCGCTAGACCGCAGAACCGCGTTTTACAAACCCGACTCGTTTTGCCTAGTCGCCCCACCGCTAAGGGGGATTCACCACCCGGGCACTCTACGTTGCTTGCATGTTAAAAGATATATTTAACTTACAAGTTACTTAATAATAAAAAACCCCGCCGTAGCGAGGTTCAGAATTTTTAACTCTGGACATATAAAGCCCATCGTTAGTAAGAAATTAACACAGATTCCGGAAAAGTAAATAGCCCTCGCTTGAAACGTAAGCTATTTCCGTGAGCGCTATCGCGTTATCTGTTTCAGCTGCGCCTCTGCCCACGCCTCTTCAATGTCGAATTTAGTGATCAACTGGTCGTAGAACCGCTTAACCGACTTTTCCCAAGTAGCAACAGAGATCGCATCGGTAATCTGGCAAACAGCCGCATGTGCCTCAGTCGAAGGGATCCGCTCGTACCCTCTCCCGCCGCAGCGCTTGCAGTCGGCCAGAACCGGAACACCCTGCTGATCGGTCAGTTCTTTGCTTACCGCTTTACCGCGCCCCCGGCAGTCGCTGCATGCCGCGCTGACCTGGCCTGCGCCATTGCATTTTTTGCAGAGCACCTTAACGGTCTCTTGAACCTTCACCATGCCGGCCACGGTCATCTTGCCTTCCGGCTTGCGGTATTTATTGGTGAAGACGTCGGCCAGAATGAAGCCGGCCCCGGCACAGCAATCACACTGCTTAACGCTGGCTGCGCTGCGGGAATAATCCTCAAAGGCGAAGGCTGCCAGCTGGCGCATCACCAGTGGTTTAACTCCGGCTTCCAGTTTGCGCAGTGCGGCAACCTTATCGCATTTGGTCAGCGCGTACTCGGCCAGCAGCGCGATCGCCCTCTCCCGGTCGTTGTTGCTGATCCCCATCTTTCCGAGGAAAGCACTGTACCCCATGGCGGCGCGTTCCTGCGTCATGCCCATGGCAGCCATGATATCTGTGCCGGTGAGCGAGTCTGAACCAGTGGCGCGCGGGGAGTCGCTGATCATTGTGGACTTTGCGAAGTGGTATTTCACGGTGTTTTCGAGGTTCATGCTACGGCTCCTGCCACCTGGTAAATGCGAATAAAGTTACGAAGAATGCGGTAGTCCACCAGCACCGTTCCCGGGCGGCGGTAAATGCGAAGACGCTTCCAGCGCAGGCGAAGTAGTGCGATCAGTTCTGGTTTCATGCGGCCACCTGCTTTTTCAGTTCTTTGAGTTTTTTCTTCCCTGTCCTGGATGCAGGCTTGAACAAGCAATCGAAGGCCGACATACCCGCCCTTGCCCTGCTACGAATGGTTCCGTCTGTAAGGGACACTCTTGGGTCATTAGCCCATTCAGAAGGGGTTTTCGTTTCCCCATCCCATTCGATAGCGATGCTGTTTTTCCTCGTGTATTTGGGTGGGGTTGGCGGCTTAACCGGCACGTTACCGTTATGGGTTATCTTCGGCGCAAAAAGGCAGTCAAAATCAGTCATCCCCCGCTTCTTACGGCGGACAATGGTGCCATTGCTTACGCTTATTCTTGGATCTCTTGCCCATTCATTTGCCGTCTTAGTTTCACCAAGGTATGTGACCGCTATGGCATCTTTTCTGGTGTGCGCTGGCGGACTGCTTCTGCGCGTATTGCAAGTCCCACAAAGTGGCCTTAGGTTCGATTCGTCATTGTTCGTAACCACTTCATCGATATGGTCTATATGTACAATTTTCCAGTTAAGGCCTTTCCCGCAAAGCTCGCAATCAGGAAGGCTTTCTCCGTACTTTGCGTAAATAACCGCTCGATGCTCGTAGACTGCACCATTTGCCATTGCTAGCGGATGACCAGGGCGGTGAAGCATTTGATAGCCCTTATCGTTTTGAGACCGATCTTTCCTTTTCCCCGATTTGATGAGGTCGTAAGTCCCATACCGCATCATCCGGAAATAGTGCTTTTGGCATACGCACTGCTGAATGTATGTGGCTTCTCGTTCGCAACCATCTACTTTGCACTTCATGCAGCCTCCAGCTCAGTAACAGTCAGTTCTAGTTTTCCGCCTTTGACGATCGGCATGCGTTTAACGCGGTAGTCTTCGACCAGTTGATCGTCTTCCCAGAACCCGGCTTTAGTCAGCGCATCGAATGCCGCCTTCTGCAGGTTGTCCAGATCGCGGCGGCGGCGGTCAGGCATATGGCACTCAATGCAGATCTTTACCGGGGATGTGATGCCGATATCCAGCATCTCGTCTTTGATGATCTGGGCTACGCGGTCTCGGTAGGCCTGCCCTTCTGTGCTGATGTGGGTTCGCCCGCGATTGTGCCGGTAATAGCGGTTGTTGCTTGGAGGCCACGGCAGGCTGATTCGATATTCGCTCATGCTTTTACTTTTCCCTCTTTCAACCAGATAACCTGCGTGCGGGCCATGCCTTCCAGCGCGCACCCCTTTGCATAATCCGCATCAACCAGGTGGGTGCGGCGGTCTATTTCGTCGTGACAGTTGCTGCATGCGATGGTGGCGATCAGGTCAGGCGGCTTAAGGCCGGTGCCGCACAGCCCAGCCAGGCGGATATGCGCCAGAATGGACGTTTCGGGGTTGCCATTGCACACACCGGGGATACGCACCTGGCATTCACGTCCGCGTGCTTCTTTGCGTAAATCAGCCATGCTCACCCCCAGACCTTTTGGCGGAACGTACGCGGCGTGGACTCGAGGTACGTAACCTCCTGCCGCTCTACGCTGACGGTCCAGGTGAGGTAATCAGGATTGAGGCTGCGCTTAACGGCTACGCCGCGGCGCTGGTACTGCCGCTGAAGTTCATCGGCCTGCTCGGTTGTGCATTCCGTGTAGTGGAACCATGATTTCGCCATCTGGTCAGCTCCCGAAGCTCATCAGCTGCGCGGCGGCGTTCTCAGCCTCGCGCTGATCCCTGAATGCCCGGGACAATATCCAGCGCCACAGAACATCGAGCGCGGCCCTGTAGAGCTGCTGAAACTCGGTCTCGTCCATATTGGCAAAGGCGATACTGCGGGGGTGTTTGCGGAGGGTGCCGTCAGGCAGCTGGATGGTGTCGTAGTGGCCGGATTCGATGGTCACCCAAGCGCGGTAGGCGTCGAAGGATTTGCACAGGCTGATGCCATTGGTGATGCGGCGGGTGCCCACCTGCTCGAGATATTGCTCGGCAGCATCCAGCAACGCGGTTTCACTCCCACCGAACGAAGCCAGATATTTGGCGTAGCCGGTCACCAGCTTGCGTTCGTTGGAGGAGATAGCGCCGCCGGTTGGCTCCCAGTATTCGAAGCCGAGATTCAGCAGAGCGAAGAAGCGGCGGTGGAATGCCGGGTTACGGACCTGTCTGAAGTCGGCCACCAGCACGGCGCCGAGCTTGCATTTTGAATGCAGAAAGTCGCTGGTCTCCGGCGTGGCCGGGATCAGGATTCCTGAGGACTGCTTGATTAGTTGTAACTGCGCCATGGTGTTCTCCGTGGCGCATCAGGTCAACGGGTGTTCAGTCCGTTGATATCATAATATCAGAGGGTTGTTTGACGTGGTAGCCGAGGCGGCGAAGAAAACGGGTTCCGGACGACAGATTGAAGATTCCTTCATCCTCCAGCAACGGGCGGCACGACACCAGACCGTTTCTTGTGTAGACGAGACATCGGCCCTCAAACGGCATGGATCCAATAAGCTTGCCGTCTGAACGCCTGATAATATCGTACCAATCACCCTGCTCCTTACCTTCTTTCAAATCAACCCCCTCACTTAGCTATCCACAAATACCCTCTCCCGGCTGGGAGAACTCCACTCCACAGAGCCAAAATAACAAATGGCGCAAATTTCCTAATAGGTTCGCCGGAAGAAAAATTCATTTTTTCCTGTAGCATCTAAACCATACAACAAAACACTGTATGCATAAACAGTAATTATTCATTTGGCTTAAGTATGCACGTGAACCGCATGTATACGAAAGTGCATTCATCTGATTGATTTGAATAATTTTTATGCTACTTACACGTAAAAACTGACCGTTATTTTTAACACCTCCTGCTGGCAGAAATTGCTGGGGTAAATATCTGATTAGGAACCCCTCAATCCTGCCGAACCAGGAGCAGTCCTGCGCCTGAGGGTATATTGCAGGGCTGACACTTCATGTCAGGTTGATAATTTGTTGCCGCACCACGGTTAATATCTGATCGATTTCATAGATCAATATCGTGGTATCGATCGGTATTATCGATCAGGCGTTACAGTAGTAGCTTTCGGGGATGCGGACGGGCGAGAAAAAGGCCTCCGGAGAGGCCTTGGCTGTCGATATAGGGATTCCCATATCTCTTGCATGGCAATTTATGCGGCCTGCTCCTTCAGGCACTTATCTGGCCGGTTTCATTAGTGCTCCGGCGAAAGGAAGTGGAATCACGTTGTCACAGTAATGATACCGATGTTTAGTATTCGGTCAGTTTTATCCTTTTTAAGGATGTCGAACATGATTGGAAGTTATGGAAAAAATACTGTATATTAAAACAGTATTAGTTGTACGAATGGACATAGACTTTGTGCTAGATTTTTATGCTAAAAAGATCGTAAAATCATTATGCTAGTTTCATGATTTTAATATATCTCAGACTCACTACCGTGCGTTTGTGGCGGTAGCGTGCAGAACATCTTTGAATTGCCTCTGTCCATCTCTCTTCGTATCAGCAGGTTACCGTTAATTTGTTCGTGGTGATCTAAAAAAGCACAAACGAACAACATTAATGGTACAAAATCAAGTCAATACAAGAGATTTAAATCATGTATAAAAGAACAGGCTTAAAGTATGCGTTGTATATATTATCTCTATGGTTACTATTCATATCTCTTTTTATAATGTCATATGATAAAAATCTTTTTATTTCATTATCATCATACCTCCACACTAAAGACGCAACCGTATTATTAACTAAAATAACCCCCAAAAATATAGTTTTCGTCTCTAGCTTTATAATGATAATGGCTGGTTTTTTCATATTCTTCTACTTGCTCTTTTCTTTTAATTCTGGCTGGTCTGTAGCATGTACCGTTTCTGAAGTAAAAAATGAGAGCCATGAACACCTTGAGTTTTTGACAACCTATGTTATGCCATTGGTTTTTACTGATGTTAATAGCAAACGTACAATGCTTAATTTACTGATAATGATAATAGCGATAGGGATGATTTATGTTAAAACGAACCGATTTTATTCAAATCCTTCCTTGGCATTACTTGGATTTAGGATCTATAGAGCCAAAGTCAATGATCGAGGTGTAAAAGAATTCGTAATAATATGTCATGGTGACATCGAGAATGGCAGTACAATAAAATATATAAAACTTGATAGCAACACATGCCTTGCAAAAATCATCCAATAATAGAGGACGGTATGTTTACAGCAATTAACACTATATTGAACTCCACTCACCTTTCAGGCGAGGCGTATTTCGTCACGGAATCACAAGGGCAAGCTGAAATATTCAGAGTAGCGCTTGAACCGGGGGCGGAGCAAAAATTAACTCAATCTTTCAGCGAGTCACTCAAACTCAATGTAATTGATCCTAATGTTGGGCAAAGCTCCTTGCCGTTGGTATCTTCGCTGCTGACAAGAGATAAGCAGGTTCATGAATATGATCATCATGTAATTAACCACCTCCCTCCTACTATCGCTAAGATGGCTGACGTACTTAATTTTGGAGTGAGCATTACACCACCTGATTTCGATTTTTCTCACCAAAAATTAACAAGTGTTAAGGGCGTAATATATTATCTTTGCGATGGGCAAGGCAATGGCGTTGTTGTTTACCAACATAAGTACCCAATCGCACTACATAAAAAAACAAAGCTATCATATTTTTCAGCAAATGGTAGAACTCTTGATGAAGTTAATCATGATAGCATTGATATTAATGGAAGCGTCGACTTCTTTTATTTCAATGGCACTTATTACGCGTTAAATATTAGTCTCCTTGAAAGGGTTTATGGACTCGAGCAAATCATTAATAATTTAGCGGCAACTGCAACACCACATATTATCGCGTTAAATATCTTAGATATAACGAGTCATCCAAATCCTTTGGATATTTTTAATGACATGCATAAGAATAGAAATTTCATGCGCAGGCTTGCTACTACTGCAAACAGTCCTTTAATGCAAAGTGGGGCTATAAACATAGCTAACATTCAGACGCTCATGCAAAACTTTCCAATCTTGGGTCGAAACATAATAATCAACCAAGCCGGATTAATTGAATTATCCACCCAGAAGCAAAAATTGTATTTCATCCGGCTTTTAAATAACGAAGCATCATTCACAGCATTAAATCAAGAACCTTTCCTTGCGGTAGGAAAAGATTCAGCAGCATAGTTTTAGTATTGAACCTATAAATTACAATTTTAAAGCTAACGCGTGTTTATCAAAAAACGTAAATATGATGCTTGAAGCTGCGCTTTAGATTTTTACAAAGACCATACCAACTTCGGTAGGCCATACGGTTTCGGTAACATCAACCAGCAGCTGGCTTTCCAGTTCGACGATCCGCTTTGTTGCGTATTGCAGTTGCGACTCCATCATTTGCGTCCCTTGCGTTCAGGATGACAATAGTGAGCCCCGTCAGGCCGGGTTCAAACCGTTCCGCAGCGTTCACAAGTAAGTGCAGCCTCAAGTTCTGCAATACGCTCACGTGCCGTCAACAACTCGTCGATAGCCTTCGCTCCGTCAGCCATCATGTAGCCGAGGTTTCCGCCGTCAGAACGCTTTGCTGCGGCTGCCAGTTCGTCACGAACGCGGATGAGGCGCTCTTCAGTGAGCGGGCCGTGAGCCGGGTGAGTGGATGGGTCTTTTGTGAATTTGGTCATGTATTAGTCCTCCCCACTAAGTCGTTTGTATTCGCGATAGATATTTGGGTAAGTGCCCAACACTCGGCTCTGCAACTTCCCAGATTGCTCAAGCCGTTCGCAGCGATACCTAGGCCGGTTAAATGCGAGGTGCTCAGCCCTGAACCATCGTGAAGGGAGCTTGCTTAACACCTCAACGTCAATTGCGGTTAATTCAGCCATATCCCTACTCCCCTTTGATGCTGATGCCAGCAGCGTCAATCTCTGCCTGGCTGCGATAATCTCCACCGATCACCACCTTGAGGCGGGCGATGGTTTCCCATGAGTTCTCCGGTGTTGCGCCTGCCAGCAGAGTCAGCGCGCGTTCCCGCGCCGTCAGGTAGCTAGCCAGCGTATCCCTCTGCTTAGCCGTTTCGCGCAGCGCCGCGGTGGTGCAGTCCAGCCGCTCAGCAGGCGAGTGAACATCTTCGCCATATCGATGATCGGCGTGTCGCTGCTCATTGCCTTCGCAAAATGATGACCCACGGCCACCAGCTCTTTGTTGTTCAGTGAATCACTCATGCCCGTGCACTCCCGATAATTTTGTGGATCCGATAGCCCTGCCAGTTCTGGCGGCAAACGTCTGCAATGCTGGGTTTATGGCGCGCCACCGGCAGTGGCTTGATGCGCGCTTCCCCTTCTGGCTGCATAACGTAAACCGGGTGGCGGCGCTGGCCGATGTTCTTCACAGCACCAGCAGAAACGAGATGTTCCAGCAGGCGACAGGCCTTTTTGCTGTCGCAGCCCAGCAGCCGGCGAACCTGACGTGGGGTAATTTCACCGTTGCGCTGGATGGTGCGGATGATTGTCCAGAGGTTGTTACTGGCCATCTGCAGCCCCCTTGCCACCTACAGCACGCAGGTGTAACACTTTCCCGCGGTAGCTGGCCCAGTCGAAATTGACCCAAATGCCGCTGTCCATCCGGAGACGGTCCACGACCCGGGCGCCGAGTGTGGCAACCAATTCTTCGTAATTCAGGTTGCTCAGGATGCCAACAGGCTTCATGGCGGAGAGCCGGCGGCCGATTACCTGGTTGATGATCACCTTCTCACCGCTGGAACCACGCTGGATCCCGACTTCGTCCAGCACCAGCAGATCGACGTTGCACAGGTCATTCAGCAGGGAGGATTCGGACTGGCCGTCGTCGTAGCATTCGCGCACACGGAGCATCAGGTCAGGGATGGTCACCACCAGAACGGAGTGGCCAGCGGCCAGCAAGTAGTTACCGATCGCCGCAGCAAGATGGTTCTTTCCGGTCCCCGGCGCGCCGCTGAAGACGAAGCTTGCGAATCCGCCGCCGCCAAAGTTCTGCGCGTAGCTCTTCGCCATGCTGTACGCCTGCCGCTGCTCCGGGCTCGACACCTGGTAGTTTGCGAACGAGCAGCTGCGGTGCAGAGCCTGGATGCCGGCACGACCAAAAATCTTCTCCGAGCGAGCACGTTGATTCAGCTTGTCGATCTCCTCAGAACGCTTGCGGCCCTCAGCTTCCTGCCATGCCTGCCACTCTTCGACGCTGTTATATTTCGGCTGTACGCTAGCCGGAATGAACTTCTTCAGGCGCTCAAGCGCGCTGCCGGTACCAATCATGTTTTTCATCATTGCCCCCTGAACCCCGGTGGGATGGTGTTATCTGGACGGGAGATGGTATTGGGATCCCGAACGCCTGACGGCGCTTTCACTTTCCAGGCTTCCTCGTAGTGTTTCGAGGGGCCAAAGAACGTTGCGGCCTGTTTGACGTATTCGGTGTTAAGTTTGCCCGTAGCTCTCACGAAGTCGGCGTATCGCTGCGTACCGTCGAGCAACTCTTGAACCGTGGCTCCTGAGTTAACTCTGGCATTCCAGGCTTTGCAGGCATCCGCCTTGCTGTTGCCCCCGGCGCGCTTTGGATAAATCGCCCACACCTGCTCGAAGTCATCTGGGTAGGCGTTTGTTTTTGGGCGCGCATTGCCACCGGTAGGAACATCACTCTCTGGGGGTGTGGCAGAGCCATGCCCCGAAGTATTCTCTTGTTCCTGTTCCTGTTCCTGTTCCTGTTCCTGGTTAAGGAACTGTTCCAAAACCCTTTCGGAACCCTTTAGTTTTGAACTCCCGATGTGGGCTATTGCATCAGCCATAATCCGCGCCAGCTCTGACTTCACTGTCGATTTGTCCGGCACCTGGGCAAACAAACGCAGAGCTGCAATGCCCTGGTTGGGATTCTCTACGGGATTCCACCGCATGAAGTTCAGAATAAGAACCCATTTCGAGGCCGAATCACGCGTTGCGAAACCGTTTTTAGATAGCTCGTCGAACCCTTTCGAAACCCTTTCAGGTGTCCAGTTAAGGTCTTCCGAAACATATCCATCAGGTAGCCGAAAACACCCAATCATGTTTGTGTGTTGCCCCGTGAGCAGGTACAGCGCTAGCAGGCGGGCATCATCAGAAACCCGACGCATTCCATCGCTTATCCAAAAAGATGTATGCACCTTGCCGTAATCACGCATATAAACCTCTGAGTGCTTAAATTGCTGTCGGTTCGTCAGTTCTGGCGGAGTGCTTAAAGACGATCTCGACGCACAAAAAAACGCATTCCTGACAGATTGAAACGCCATCCCCAGCGATGAGAACGCCAGCAACGTCGACATTTGTCTTTCCGCAAAAGGAGCATTTGTGGGTTGGCTGGATGTTTACCTTGTTACTAGTTGCTGACATACTTATCTCCGCAATTACCTTCCGTTTTTGCACCTGAAAGCCGTTCCTGTTCCAGCAGGGCGGCCTTCACTCCTTCAACAATATCCGTTCCAGACATGACGATCGCGCCGACCAAATTCGATATCACCGAATTCGGCCCGTCGACCCAAGCAGTCGCATGGATGCTTTCCTGAATTTCCTTGCTCCTCTCATGCTGAGGCGCATTCAGAGCTACAGCCCGAGCCGCTTCCGAATCCTCCTTTAGCTTTGTTGCCAGCCGTGCCACTGAGCACTCCACCGGCAGCAGTCTGCTACGGTATTGCAGAGGCAGAACATCAACGATCACTGGTTTAAGCAGTTGGATTTTTTCCCGGTAGCTACTGTATTCGTGCTTGTTGTCCAGCCACCGAAACAACTTCACGTTCCATGTGTCGGCGTTGCCAGACATGTCGATCCCGCACACCCCCTTATCCTGCGCAGCTTTTTTAATCTGCAATGCAACAACTAAGCGGCCCTCGACCGCAGCCCATGCGCGAACAGCAGCGCATATATTGCGGTGATCAACGTTACCAGCAGGCCTCTCGTTTGAGTGATATTGGAATATCAGCCGCTCTGTTGGCGCTCTGTTATTCTGTTGAAAAGAAAGTGTTTGCATGGTTAGTGCTCCTACTTTGGTAAACCATCTGTGGGATTTGGGTAGAGATCAGGGCGCAGTTCGTGGGGAGTTACTCCGGTAGCCTCGAACACTGGCAGCACACGTTCGGCAGGAATGCCGTTGCGGCGCCACAGCGAAACGGCCATTTTTGAAACGCCGATCAGAGCGCCAAGCGCGCTGGCTGAGCCGGATCGGAGAATTGCATTTTCAATACCAGTCATAGGACCTCCTTAAGTGAAGGAAGTAAAGCATTGTTTTACATATGTGTCAAACAATACATCCCTATCAGAGAGTAAAGCAATCATTTACAATCATGAGATGAGTGATAACACGTTGACAGACGGCCTCATTTCCAGGCTGACAGAACTTAACAACAAAGGCTTCTCCAAAACGGAGATGGCCAAGATTGCTGGTGTCAGCAAACAAGCTGTTTCCAGTTGGTTCAAAACGGGAAGAATAAGTAAACAATCCGCATTAGCCATCGCAGACGCAGCTGGCGTGTCTGTGCCTTGGCTACTCGGTGAGGACGTTGGAGAGAAAGACGGACTCAAGCCGGACGAACAGCGCCTGCTGGAGCTCTACCGCCAGTTGCCGGAAGAAGAACAACAGAATATGCTTCGCATTTTTGCGCTTCGCCTGAAAGAGCTGGATGAGTTGTATGAGAAGTACATGAAAGGGCGAATTAGGTCGCAAGGGGATTGAGTGTATTAAGCCTTTTATGATCGCTGAGCGACGGAAAAAAGAAGGTGCGGAAGGTTTATTTAAATGAGACTACACATTAATTTTGAGTGGTCGATTCCTACTGAATACATAAGGAAATCAATTAAATATGGCAAATTTTGATGATGGCCGATCCCTACACCAGATCCAGTTATTCCCAATAGTTGAAGTCATATCAGATGACATCCCTATGGGAGTTCTTAACGATGGCACCCCATATCTGACACTCTACGGCCTAGCCAAGCTTTGCGGAATTGACGACACGCCATTGCGAGTTTTTACATCAAATTGGGAAACAGAGAAATATAAACCCAGAGGTCAGAAAGTTTCAGCTTATCTTGCAGAAAAGGGATACATCGATCTAGACAGGTTGTACACCCGCGTCATGAACAGCTCTAATGTTGAAACACATGCATATCCTGACTACGTGTGCATGGCCGTGTTACGATATTATGCCCTTGATGCCACAAACTTTGATAGATCTGTTGCTATTGGCAATTTTGTTCGCCTCGCAGAATATACGCTTAAGCGTATGATTTATGAAAAGGCTAATTACAATCCAAACGCTTCAATTGATTTATCATTTGATAATTACCGCGCCAGAATTAAACTGAACGACCAAATACCTCCATCTCATTTCGCAGTTTTTCGGGAAATAGCAGATATAGCCATGAATCTCATTGGCGGAGGTTTTCCTATGGATGACACCACATCCCTGGATGGTAGTGTTGGAAACCACTGGGGCAGGTATTGGTCGGCTAACAACCTTTCTCAATCATATGGCGAAAGGGTCCGATACGCTCATAAGTATCCTGATAACTACAGACAATCAGCTGCAAATAGCCATATTACTGCCTGGATATACCCAATTGAATCACTGGGCGCTTTCCGAAAATGGCTACATGAAAACTACGCCATCGAAAAACTTGGAAATTATCTTAGGAATAAAAATATCGATAATGTGGTGGCATTGCTTGAATCAGTTAAAAAACCAGAATTGCCTAACAAGCATTAAGTAATAAGTTTCTATAGCCCGGCCACCACGCCGGGTTTTTCATCTCCACATCAATATGTTAAGATACTTCTGATTGCAATTAGTGGAAATGAAAAATGAAAAAAGTAGTAGCATTGGCGCTTGGGGCGCTTTTACTTACAGGATGTACGGTTCGTGTGGCTGATCTGACTGTAGCAAGTACCAAAAATTACAACCTCAACGGTGGTAAATTCTATAAAGGTAAGCGTGTAACAGCTGAAGACAGTTATGCAGTAATTCTCTTCCCTACTGGAATTCCTAACGTCAAAACCGCTGCAGACCGGGCAATTGAAAAGGATCGCTGTGCTGTTGGCCTGACCGATGTAGTTGTCACCCAACTTAACCACGCATTCATCTTTGGTAAAATCGGTCTGAGAGTTGAAGGCAATCTCGTGATTGACCGCAGCTTACCAGGGTGTGAGAACGCCAGTTAATAATACCCCGGCCGCCGCGCCGGGTTTTTTATCCTAACGCACCAGCCCTACCGCAAAACTACCATCCGAGACTCCCCGATCCCGACCTTAGCGTCGGGATTTTTTTTGCCTTCTATCAAGCGGACGACTGCATCGGTAACATCTTTTGTTTGACCAAAAAGTAAAATGATGCTTTACTTAATCCATCGCAGCACGAACCACCCAGGCATGGAGCCCACGAAGTAGCCGCCGACGGCATACGAATAGTCGGATGAGGTGGAGTGATTAACGCGCATCAGGTTAAAGAAACGTTCCGCCAGCCTGGCGACAAGGGCAAACAAGAGGGGTTTATATGACCGGTCCGAACAAAATGAAGATAGGCGAGCATAAGGGTGGTTATTTCTCTGAAAATGACGAGTTCAAAACCGAGTTATCAACCGAGGCCCTAAAAGAGCTGATTGCGGAGTACAAGCTCTGCTGCCGCCAAGTTGCAGTGAAAAATTCAATAGCCGCATCCCAGCTTTGCGCACATGAACTGGCAGAGGCTAAACAGTGGCAAATTCGTAAAAAACACCTCGAACTGTTTTTGCGCTGCCTGAGCTGCCCGGAAGATAAGTTCGCTGTAGAAAACTTAGTCGAGCACTTTAGTGCTGAACCTGAAGACTGGTCGTTAATTTTGAAAGAAAAGATCAACAACGACTATTAGGCGACAAGGGCAAACAGGTGATTGAGATGAAAATTAACCCAGCAGTACCAAACAGCGGTCGCGCCGTTCCAATGCGCAACCAGCGTACCGGCGCAGCATGGCTGGTCTCTTTTAACTACACCGAAGGTATGTACTGGCATGAACCGCAGGGAAATCTGCGCCACATCCGCCGCCCGTATGCTTCACGCAATATTGAACCGCACCTGGTTCCGGCGGGGACGCACTGATGGGGACTTTATTCGCACTCGTCCTGACAATCGGCATGACCAATGGTGAATTTCAGGATGTGGTTCTCGATGTCTATGACAGCCAGCAGCAATGCGAGCAGGCCGCCATTGACCAGAAGGTTTCGGGGAATTGCTACCCGGTAGAACAGATCGTCCGCAGCGAAGAAGTACCAGCGGAAACCACGGTTAAGTTCTGAGGAGTGATTATGCAGACCAAATGCGGTTATTGCGGCAAGCCAGTTGAAGGCGAACCGGTAAAAAGCGAGCTGTTATTCCTTCAGGGAAATCGGCTGGCGCGTAAAGAAAAAGAGTACTGCTCTGAGCGTTGCGCCTCGCACGACCAGATGGCCCACGAAGCCTAACGTAAAACCCGCGCAAGGCGGGGTCTACGTCCGGTGCCACCGACCAAAGTACACCGGAATTTTTACCTAAACCAAAAAAAACACCCAATGGGCGCTATCTCTGGCCCGGGGATCTTACATCCAAAAATGAGGATCTGACATGGAATATTTCCACTTAATTCCAGCAACGCAGAAATCAGGAAAGCCTAATGCTGTTATCTGGTTCACCGCCGCTACCAAATCCCGCGCCGCGCTGATGCTGGATGTCGCGCTGGAAGATGCAGGCATCGAAACTGGCCGCGGTAAAGACTACGGCAAACCAATTCGTACTGACATGCCGATTGTGAACGACCTTCCGGAAGAAGGTGCCGTTTGCTTCGAGTTCTGTAAGCGCTACACCTTGGCCGACGACCAGCGCACCTGGAACGTGATCCCCGGCGCCGCATCTCAGGATGAAACCACCCTCGCCCCGGCCAGCACTACCAATAATGTGGATCTCTCTGATGCGCCGGTAACCGCCACTGATACCGCAGACGCCGGCAACACCTGCCTGCTTGAAAATCGCACCCCGGCTGTCCGCTTCGCCGTCCATCTGTTGGGCGATAAATACCTTTCGGAGATCAGCCAGGAGCAGCAGATCGTCGCCAACGAACTGGTGATCGATGAGGGGAATATTTACTTCCAGAACCTGCTGCAGGCCAAAAATGATGTTTCCGATATTGGCGAACTCAGCCTGCATGCAGAGTGGAAACTGGTGCAGGCCGTCAAAGAAGTTTTCCCGCAGGACAAAGAGCACGAACCGGCGCAGTTGGCCGCCTTCATGTTGTGCTGGATTAAGGCCGAAGCAGGCGATCGCAATCAGCTGGTTGAGGACTGGAAGAGCGGCAAACTCCCAGCCAGGGATGAGGCCCCAAAATCTCTGTATGAGTATGGTCTGAAGATCAGCGAGCACGATGATGGTGGTGCCCACTACCCCGTCTGCAAAATGCCATTCCGCAAACAGTTGTTGTCCCAACTGACGGCAAGCGAACTGCGCCATCACATTAGCCGCAAAGAACACGCGGACATCCATGTGATGGAAATGGACACGGATAACGGATATGTCCAGAACCTGCTCCTGGCCGCTGAGAATTCCACAGAAGTTAAGGCTTATGACACCAAAGACCTGTGGCGCTACACGAAAGCGATCCGAGAAGTGTTCAGCATGGACAAACGCCATGAGCTGGCGCTGCTGCTGCAGTTCACTAAAGCCTGGCTGACTACTGAACCCAGTGAGCATGAAACCCTTACGAGCGAATGGTCTGCCGGCAACCGCATAGATGGTGTCGGTATTCCAAAAGACCAGCAATCAGAAGAGCCACTACCTTCCGAACCCTATAAGCGCGCAGTGCCCCAGAACATGGCGAACCTGAGCATCGAGATTGCGATCGCCATGCTGTACCCGGATGCCGCGCCCGGGAAAATTAACCGTGAGCAGCTCATGGCCGCCAAAGAACTGGCTGACAAGAAAGATGAAGCCCACGCTAAGGCGCTTAAGGTACTCGGCAAAACCCATGACAGCTTCGATTACAACGCTGACAGTATTTTTGGTATTGCCCGCGCACTTCCCTGGAGTGGAGATGTTACGACCGTCGAACTGCGTAAGCAGGTTCGTGAATGGTTCACCGCGAACGGCATCTATGAAAATGGCGAGCGTTCGAAGGGCTATCCAGAGTGGGATGAAGATCCTCGTGCAGGCCGCCAGGCGAAAGTGGAAGAGCCAACCCGCCAGGAAGTAGATGACGAATTGGCCGCTGCCCGCGGGGAATTCGTTGAAGGCATCAGCGACCCAGCCGATCCGAAGTGGGTTAAAGAAGACCTGACCACCACCAGCCAGCCACAGGTCTCAAACCTCGGCGGAGGCATCTTCTCCATCGAAGGCCTGATGAACGAAACCCAACCACAAAAAGATGACCGTTCACCGGTTACCGAGGAGACCACCAGCGATGTGCAGATGGAAGAGACTGACCCGGCGGAAGGAGAAAGTGTTAACGCGGTTCCACCAGGCGAAAGCGCTGATGCAGCTGATCCGCAAACAGATTCCCTGAGCCCGGCTGAGGTTTTGGCCGCCGCGGCGCCGGAGCTGGCGAACGCAACTGCGGCCGAAGTTACCACTGAAGCGCCGGAGGAGATCCCCAGCGCACCGGAATATCCGGCTTACTTCGAACCGGGCCGCTATGAAGGCCTGCCGAATAACGTATATCACGCAGCGAACGGGATCAGCAGCACCCAGGTGAAGGATGCCCGCGTCAGCCTGATGTATTTCAACGCGCGCCACGTCGCCAAGACCATCCCGCGCGAAGGTTCAAAAGTGCTGGATATGGGCAACCTGGTGCATGCGCTGGCGCTGCAGCCGGAAAATCTCGATGAAGAGTTCAGCGTGGAGCCGGGGATCCCAGAGGGAGCATTCACCACCGCGGCGACCCTGCGCGCCTTTATCGACGAACACAATGCCAGCCTGCCCGCGCTGCTGAGCGCTGACGATATCAAAGCGCTGCTGGAAGAGCACAACGCCACCCTGCCCGCGCAGGTGCCGATGGGCGGCAGCCTGGAAGAAACAGCGCAGAGCTATATGACGCTGCCAGCTGAGTTTCAGCGTATCGAGGCAGACCAGAAGCAGACCGCTGTCGCAATGAAGGCCTGCATCAAAGAGTACAACGCCACCCTGCCTGCGCCGGTGAAAACCAGCGGAAGCCGCGACGCGCTGCTGGAGCAGCTGGCGATCATCAATCCTGACCTGGTGGCGCAGGAAGCGCAGAAACCGGCACCTCTGAAAGTGTCCGGCACCAAAGCGGAGATGATTCAGGCGGTGAAGTCCGTTAAGCCGGATGCGGTATTCGCTGACGAACTGCTGGACGCGTGGCGCGAGAACCCCGGCGACAAGATTCTGGTGACCCAGCAGCAGATGGAAACGGCGCTGGCCATTCAGAAAGCGCTGCATGAGCACCCGACCGCCGGAAAACTGCTGCTGCACCCTGATCGCGCTGTTGAGACGAGCTATTTCGGCATCGACGAAGAGACCGGGCTGGAAATCCGCGTACGCCCGGATCTGGAAATCGACATCGACGGTGTTCGCGTCGGGGCCGACCTGAAAACCATCAGCATGTGGAACGTGAAGCAGTCCGGCCTGCGCGCCCGCCTGCACCGGGAAATCATCGACCGCGATTATCACCTCAGTGCAGCCATGTACATGCAGACCGCAGCGCTGGACCAGTTCTTCTGGATTTTCGTCAACAAAGACGAGGGTTACCACTGGATCGCCATCGTTGAGGCCAGCGAAGAACTGATTGAGCTGGGCATGCTCGAGTATCGCCAGACCATGAACCGCATCGCAAACGCGTTCGACACTGGCGAGTGGCCAGCGCCGATCACCGAAGACTACACCGACGAACTGAACGACTTCGACCTGCGCCGCCTTGAAGCGCTGCGTACTCAAGCATAAGGGGAATGACGATGGAAAACATGAATATTGTAACCGCGGAGCAGCAGGCTCCAAACACTATCTCTGCCAGCAACGCCATCTTCAATGTGCAGGCATTAACCCAGCTGCAGGCCGTTGCCGGCTTGATGGCTCAGGCTGCTGTAACTGTCCCTGAACATCTTCGCGGCAACCCAGCCGACTGCATGGCCATCATCATGCAGGCCATGCAGTGGGGCATGAATCCTTACGCCGTGGCGCAGAAAACGCACCTGGTCAACGGCGTGTTGGGCTACGAAGCGCAGCTGGTGAACGCGGTGATCTCGAGCTCTAACGCCATTGCGGGCCGTTTCCATTATGAGTACGAAGGGGACTGGTCGAAATGCGCCAGTAGCCGTGAAGAGATCGTGAAGAAGCCGGCGAAAGGCGGCGGGACGTACGAAAAGAAAGAAATGGTGCGCGGCTGGACCAGTGCTGACGAACAAGGTCTGTCGGTTCGTGTGGGTGCCGTCATTCGCGGCGAAAGTGAGATCACCTGGGGCGAACCGGTGTTCCTGTCCAGCGTGATTACACGTAACTCTCCACTGTGGATTTCGAATCCTAAACAGCAGATCGCGTATCTGGCCCTCAAGTATTGGGCGCGTCTGTACTGCCCTGCGGTCGTTCTGGGGGTGTACACCCCGGATGAAGTCGAGCAGCGCACTGAAAAGGAGATCAACCCGGCCCCCGCCCAGCGCGTCAGTTTGGCTGATATCAAAGGTGACACCGTAACTACCACTCAAAGCGCGCAGGAATCGGCCGCCAACATCGATGCTATGGCCGATGAATTCCGGGATCGCATTGATTCAGCTGAAACGCTGGAGAACGCTGCCGCCGTTGGCAATGAAATCAACGAAGCGAAAGCCGCGCTTGGAACCACCCTGTTCACCGAACTGAAGAACAAGGCTACGCGCCGCTACCACCTGGTGAAGCACCGTAATGCGGTCGAGGCGGCGATCAACTCCCTGCCACAACCAGGCGAACCGGGCGCAGCTGAGCAGTTCGCTGAAGCCGAGCGCGTGCTGGCGGCAGCGAAACGTCATATGGGCGACGAACTGCACGATCAGTTCAGCATCACCCTGGCAGATATGAAACCGGAATACGTGGCCTAAGGGAGGCGGGAGGGCCCGCCCTCCCGGTAACGACATGACGAAAATTACAGAACGCGGAATGATTTTCAACGCTGAGATGGTGCGGGCGATCCTGGACGGCCGGAAGACGCAGACTAGGCGCGTTGTAAAGTTCAAGCTAAGAGAGCCCGGTCTTAATCTGAACTTCAGCGGTCTCAAGCTCGGTCATTACCGCACAGGCGATTCTTCAAGCGGCTATGTGCTCGCATCTCGCGGCGCTATGGGTTGCTGGAATGATAAGACCTTCCCTGCACATTGCCCTTACGGCCAGCCTGGCGATCGCATCTGGGTGCGGGAAACATTCGGCGATTGCGGGGAGCGGCTTGTTTACCGTGCTGACATTGATGACGGCGCCAAATGCAAAGTCGAACGCTGGACGCCATCCATCCACATGCCGCGCTGGGCCAGCCGGATTCTGCTGGAGATCACGGATGTGCGGGTCGAACGTCTGAACAGCATCAGCGAAGAGGATGCGCGGGCGGAGGGAGTCCCACCAGCAGGCGATTTGCTGCCTGATTATCCCGATACATACCTGACGCCAGCCGGTGACTTCGCTACAGCTAAGGTTGCTTTCCATCGTCTTTGGCAATCCATATACGGCGACGACAGCTGGCCGGCCAACTCGTGGGTCTGGGTGATCGAGTTTAAGCGTATCGAAGGAGATGATCATGCGACTGATTAACCGCAGCACACAATCACCGCTGGCGCGTCAGGCGTGCGACATCGCCCTGGCGGCCCATCAGGAGCGCTACGGCAACTACGGGCGAAGCCGGATGAAAGAGACGTACACGGTGCGGGTGGAAGGCGTGAAGGTCTGGGTGGAGGTGGTGAACCGTAAGGCGAGCTACGTGGCCACGGCGATGACCGGCATGCGCCGCCTGCGATCCTTACCCGGTCAGATCGCCTGATATTGAAATATCACCGAGAAACCTAAAACAGATGATGGCTGTGCCGGGTGCGGAGAAATAGCCAGTTCGCCCCGGCGTTCAGTTTAAGTGGAGAAAGGTATGAGTGAAGTAATCATGATGGTATCGCCCGGGAAATGGGTGTCTGAGGAGCAGTTGATAGCTCTGAAGGGGATTAAAAAGGGGACGCTGAAAAAGGCGCGGGAGAAGACTTTTCTGGAGGGGAAGGAATACAAACACGTCTCTTTTGACTGTAGTCCATGGGATAACAGCCCTTGTTTTTACAACCTGGATGAGATCGACCGCTGGATTGAGCGTCAGGCCTCAGCGAAACCGCGGCGACAATCTGCTTAAATACTCTGACCATCAACCAACGAGGAATCGTTATGAAATACCCAACAGGAGTGGAAAACCACGGCGGTACACTAAGGCTGTGGTTCATCTACAAAGGGGTCAGAGTGCGTGAAAGCCTGGGGGTGGCTGACACCCCCAAAAACAGAAAAGTGGCCGGCGAGTTACGGACGTCGATCTGCTATGCCATCAAAACCGGCACCTTCAATTATGCTCAGCAGTTCCCCTCCTCCCAGAACCTGGCGCGGTTCGGGGAGGCAAGGCAAGAGGTAACGATCGGGGAGTTGTCCGGAAGATGGCTTGCACTTAAGGAAATGGAGGTGGCTGAATCCTCGCTCAACACTTACGGTCGAGTCATCGCAAATGTCATGGCTATTATTGGGCCTGACACCCTCCTCACCTCAATCACCAAAGAGAGCATGCTTGAAGTCCGGAAGGAATTGCTGACCGGTTTCCAGGTCATGAAGCAGGGACATAAAACACCGAAGCGGGGTCGATCCGCAGTTACTGTGAACAACTACATGACCGTGTTATTCGGTATCTTCCAGTTTGCGGTTGAAAATGGCTACATTTCAAAGTCACCAATGAACGGTGTGGCCCCTCTGCGAGAGTCACGCCCGGATCCTGACCCCATCACCCGAGAGGAGTTCCCTCGCCTGATTGACGCCTGCCACCATCAGCAAAGCAAGAATCTGTGGGCTATCGCCGTTTACACCGGATTGCGGCCGGGTGAACTGTGCGGACTTGCCTGGGAAGATGTGGACCTGAAAGCGGGGACAATCACCGTCAGAAGAAGCCTGACGCAGAAAGGGATCTTCACGCTGCCGAAAACCAATGCCGGCACTAACCGGGTTGTGCACCTGATCGAGCCTGCTCTCGAGGCATTCAAAAGCCAGTATGAAATGACCCGCCTCTCTCAGGAGCATAACGTATCTGTTAAGCTGAGGGAGTACGGAAAGAAAGAGTTCAATAAGTGCACGTTTGTCTTCCTGCCGTCACTGACAGCCAGGGCGGGGAATTACGGCAAGCACTTCTCCATCAACTCCATAGGGAACTCGTGGGATGCGGCGATGAAAAGAGCCGGCCTTCGCCACCGGAAATCGTATCAGTCGAGACACACGTATGCGTGCTGGTCGCTTTCTGCAGGAGCAAACCCGAACTTCATTGCTAACCAGATGGGGCATGCCGATGCCCAGATGGTATTTCAGGTTTATGGGAAGTGGATGGAGGAAAACAACCTGGATCAGATCGCCATGTTGAGTTCAAAATTAAGCGACTTTGCCCCAATCATGCCCCACAGCGACAGGACCGCTGCATAATATCTTTAAATATCCTCGACATACCCCTCTTAGCGCTGAAAATCCATGAATTCTAACGCGGTGCCCAGCCACCCGGATACCGCGGCTTTGATCAGGTCAGATGTGGATCTTTCATGTTGTACTTGAGTCATAATGGCTATCTCAACAGGGTAAGATGCGTACCGCTAAACCGCATTCATAGTAA